CGTAGAGCGTCTCAGATTAATTTTTGGTGCTATGGTAGGGGTTGGTATAGGTGAGGGCATAAAAATCGCTCTGATGGTGCTTTTTGGGGCAGGAATCGATATTTTGATGTTTTTGAGGGTGTGTTCCAGTGGTCTGGAAGCCGATTTCGCTGACTGATTGATTGTGAAGGAATGTGAATTTTTGTACTATTTTCGTTAGTTCCAACTGGGCTAGTGCCAAAAATCGGTCATTTTTGGTGTTTTCCTTAAAAATCAACGATGTGGCTTATTTTGTAAGGCTGTTAGGAATTGTTAGGAAGCCTCCTTACAGATTTTCTCCAATAATCCCAGTGACTTAAGTGCATTTGTTAGAATGTTAGGAAATTTCTTTATTTTCTTATATAATAAAAAAAGAGGAAAGGGGAAAAGGTATAACAACATTATAAGGAAATATAATACACATTCGTATCGTCACATATAGCAACATTGGCGTTTTTTCCTTACTTCTTACAAAATCTGCAAATTTTTGATTTTTATAGGACTTTTTGTTTGTTAGTAAATTTTTTGGTCGTTAGAAAGACCAAAAACACCTTTACAAAATGACTTTTTTTTGCTTGATGAGAACGGTTATCATCTAAAAATGTTGATGACTTTATGATGAAACTATAAGTTCTGTCATGTATTTAAAACATGAAAAATGAAAACTCAATCTCAATTTTTGGAAAAATTCCATTTTGGCGACTCTTTCTAACACGAAATCTTTTGGAAATTTGGAAAATTTTGGATTCTCACGCTCTGAAAATCGTGAGATTGGTCGTTAAGAGTTCTTTACATATGTAAATTGAAAAGCCCAGCTTGACGATAAAGTCAGTTTTAACCTAGAATTGCATCAAACCCCTCTATTTGATAGGAAAGTGAAGGAAAAATGATTAAACGCTATTATAAAGACACCGCACTACCGCTTATGAAGCGCGGTTTTGAGGTCGTGCCGATTACTCAGGGTAAGAAATTTCCCGAAGGACTCGACTGGAAAAATTTACCGCAAACAGAAAAGTCATATAACGAGATGCTTAAAAAGTTCGGCGACAAGGCAGGACTTGGCGTTGTCACAAGCAATCATCTTTTGGCGATTGACATTGATGTATTAGACCCTCATGCTGCACGCGAACTCATTCAATACGTCCGCGAAATGCTTTCAACCGACAAAATCATGGTTCGTCGCGGAAAGAAACCAAAAGCGTTGATTCCGTGCTATGTGCCTACTGCTATCGGTAAAATCGTGTCCTCTGTATGGTATTCTGAAAAGTATGGTCGTATGCAAATTGAGTTGCTGAACAACAGCAAGGATGGCCATCGCCAATTTGTTGCGTTTGGTGATTATCCAAACGAAGAGGGTTTGCATTACGAATGGGAGAATGATTACTCCCTGCTCGATATTGAGCGCGTTGAGGATTTGCCAACCTTCCGACCTGAAATGATTCAACCGTTGTTCCGATATTTTGATGACTTGATGTATCGGAATGAGTATGAGCGCATTGCTCTCACCAATTTGCATAACGTCAAATTAGATGACGTTCACATTGAAGAGGATGAGGATTACGACCTCTATAACGACTCGAAGCAGGTGAAAATCTCGGACGAGCGCGTTGAGGAAATTGTTAATTCCTTGACCGAGGGTTTCTACGACAGTTATGAAAAATGGGTTGCTATTGGTCAGGCAATTAAATTTCAAATTGATGATTCTGAAAAGGGTTATCAAATTTGGAAGGCATGGTCACGAAAAGCCACTGACCCATCAACGGGAGAACACTATGACATCAAAGACTCAAGCCTCCGCGCGAAATGGAAGAGCTTCCGTAATGACCGTGCAAACGTGGTGACGTTCGCAAGTGTTCTGTATGACTATTACTCATCTGCGAAGAATGAAAATTTCACGCAGACATTTGAGAATCTAAAGCAGATGTTCGAAGAATGCGATGATATTCGTAAATATGACGAATTGATTGCAGAGGCTTCGTATAACCGATTCACTACGGCGCAGCAGAACGCAATCGAACACGTCATTGCCCGAACATACACCCGATTATATGGTGAGAAAATCAGCGCGAGTGCAGTTCGCAAAACGCTCACTGAGGCCATCGAGCAGTTTGATACGCCTGAATATATGAAGAACTGGGTATATTTGCTCAACGGTGACAAGTTCTACGATACCAAAGAAGGGTTGGCGGTATCCCCTACGTCATTTGATACGCTGATTTATCATTCTGTGTCAGACGCAATGAGCATGAAAATGCGTCCGCAGGACTTGGCCTTACGAGCGTACAAAATACCTAAAGTAATTGATGCGGTGTACATGCCTACGATGGGTAACTTGTTCAAATTCAGCGAACGCTCCAAGTATCAATACATTAATGCTTATGACAGCAAGAATGTGCCTGAAGAACCTTCTCGTTACTCGAAGGGTGACTTGGCCGCTATCGAATTGGTTGAAAAACACTTCGAGCATATGATTGAAGACCCTCGTGAACGCGAAATCTTCCGTCAATGGGTTGCATATCAGGTGCAATACACTGGCTACACGCTTGGCTGGGCGGTATTCCTCCACGGTGTCGGCGGTGATGGTAAATCCTTCTTCCATTACCTGATTTCTGCGATGATTGGTAAAGAAAACGCCAAAATTGTGTCACAAGATGCAATGAAATCTGGGTTTACCAAGTGGGCGACCAATCTCAGCTTCGGTACAGTAGAAGAAGTGCATTTGGCTGGTGTTAAGGGCGTTGAAATCTACGACAAACTGAAAACCATCATTGCAAGCCCAACCATCGCAATGATTGCTAAGGGTAAAGATGAAATCAACGTACCTAACACGGCGAATTACCTGTTTTTAAGTAACCGACTGGCTGCTTTACCAATCGATTCTTCCGACCGACGTATTTTTGCCATCTACTCCCGATGGCAGGAGGCCAGTAAGATTGAGCAATTCAAGAAGGAAAATCCAAAGTATTATCCTGACTTGCACAACACCTACAAAAATCATGCAGGTGCATTGCGGAAGTATTTCCGAACCGAAGTTAAAGTTAGCGACGAGTTTTTGTCCTACTATGATGCGCCGCGCACGGTTTCACGCCAGCGTTTGATTAGCGAAAATATGCCCGAATCAATTCAGGAGTTGTTGGAGATTGTTGCCAAGAATGATGACCCGTTCTTGTGTGAGGAGTTTTTGGATGTGAAATACTTCCGTCAAATGAAACTGGCTGATAAAAACTTCAAGGACGCTAATATCCGTTGGCAACAACACCTGATACCGCTGGGTTATGAGCTTGTGGTTAATGCTGTACGGATTCCTGAGATTGATAAATCTTATTTGCATACGATTTACTCTAAGAATCCAACCCGATTCAAGAATGCCTCGGTGAAACTGTCCGCCGCTATCAGACAGTACGTCACCAATGCGGCTAATCCTGAACTTGAATATGACATGAAGTTTGATGCTGTCGTTGAGGAGGAAGAACTGGAAGATTTATAAAAAAAGTGTTGCGTATTGCTGTGAAACACGGTAATATGCAACTTCCTAAACCAAATATTGTTTGTTAACCCCAACATAAGGAAGACCAAAATGAACGAAATTACATTGACTCAGCTTTACACCGCAATGGTAAGTTTGACCGAAGCCCTCGACCGCAACACCAATGCGATGTTGTCGCAACAAGGTCAACCGACTAAGCAGGAAAAACCTGCGCAAGAAGCGGTGAAAGAAGCTGCTGAAGAAGTCAAGGAAGCCCCTGCTGAAGCGGCTGAAGATAAGTCCGATGACACCAACGACATTACCTTGGATGTTGTTCAAGCAGCATTGCTCGATGTGAAAGCCAAACACGGTGCTGATGCAGCTAAGGCAATCTTGAAAGAAGTAGCTGGTGTAGCCACTGTAAAACGCACCCCTGAAGACAAATACCAAGCCGTCATCGACGCTTGCGCAGCCAAGATGGAAGAAGACGTGGTTGAGGAGAAAGAGGAAGAACCTGTTACTCCGAAACACAGCTTAGACGACGTTAAGGCTGCTGCCAAAGACCTCGGCGCACTCGGTCGCACATGGTTGGAAAAAGCCAAGGAAATCATCGCAGAAGTAGGCGGTGCGGCTAAAACGGCTGACGTACCTGCTGAAAACTACGACAAATTGTACGAAGCACTGGTATCCGCTAAAAAGGTTGCTGAAGCCGAAGCAGAAGCTGATTTGTAAAATTCGAAAAGAGCGGTTAATCCGCTCTTTTTTTTGTATGAGGTTTCGTATGAAAGAGATTGAAATTAAGCTCGACGGCCATTCTGTTTTTTCGCCGAGTTCGAGCGAAATGTGGCTGAACTGTTCAGGCAGCCTACTGGCAAATTTAGCGATTCGCGCGACGGATGGTAGTGGTTCGTCGGAAGCCGCCGCAGAAGGCACTGTTGCGCACGAAATGGCCGAAATCTGGCTGCGTAGTGGTCGCAAACCAATCCAGCACCTTGGTGAAGTGAAAACTGTCGACGGATTCGACGTAGAAGTGACTGAAGAGATGCTTGATTATGTGGCCGAATATGTCAACTGGTGTAACGACCAAGAGGGTGATAAGTTCGTGGAGGTTAAGGTTGACTTCAGTCATTTGACTCCTATCCCGAACCAAAAGGGCACGTCCGACCACGTTTGTTGCAGCAACGAGAAGCTGACAATCACCGACCTGAAGTATGGCGTGGGTGTAACGGTTGATGCCGAGAACAACACGCAGTTGCAAATATACGCGCTTGGAGTGCTGCACGACTTCGGTTTCCTGTATGACTTTAAGACGGTCGAGATGCGCATTTGTCAGCCACGTCTCAACCATTTTTCAACATGGAAAATCAGCGTTGAAGAATTGCTCAAGTTTGGTGAATATGTCAAGGAACGCGCAAAAGCGGCTCTTGAACCGAACGCCGAACGCGTGGTTACTGAAAAAGGCTGTCGCTGGTGTCGTGTGAAAGCACAATGTCCTGAGCAAGCGCGTCACATTGAGGAGTTGATTGGTGATAAATTTGACGCAGAAGAGCCTGTTTCAGAGCGGATTACCAACGGCACTTATCTAGCGAAATTGCCCGAAATTGACGAATTAAGCATGGAAAATGTCGAAAATATTTACAGTAAAATCAAAATAGTTAAGTCTTTCTTCGATAAAATTGAGAAAAAACTGCTTGACTTCGCCATGAAAGGCGGTAAAATGCACTCATACAAGTTAGTCAGCGGCAGGAAACAACGGAAGTGGGTCGACGAGGCTCGCACACTTAATTTTATCCAGCAAGATACGGTATTCGACTTGGATGAATTCCAGCCAAGACAACTTGTTAGTGTGGCGCAGGCAGAGAAGCTCTGCAAACGTCATAAAATCGATTTCGAACCCTTGAAAACGTTGGTAGATGAATCAAGTGGAAGACCCACCATTGCACCAATCGGCGATAAGCGACCTGCTTTGAGCATTATCGACATGGATTCGAAGTTCGAAGACTAAAGAGAAGTGGGCGACACTCTTTCAAATCAAACGCCCTTCAGTTTATGGATGTAGTCTGGTAACTTTTTTTTCCGCGCATTGCTTCTTTCATTACCAGCGTCGCTCGCCAAAGCGACCATCCACCCTTACCAGAGTGTAATATCAGTTGGTAGATGGCCTGCCTTGGAAGCAGGAGGTCGTAGGTTCGAGTCCTACCACTCTGACCAAAATTTACTTGTTATATGATTGAATTTTGCGATGAAAGAGTATTCATTTTCTTATAAATTTGATAATAAACTTTGGGGTTTTAGTATTTACGCAAATTCCGAAGAAGAGGCTAAAAGAAAGTTTTGGGCTTTATCAGAAAATGGGCAATATTGTGGCGAGGTTGTGTGTAAGGTAAATGCAACAAAGCCGTGCAATTTTATCAAATTCATTTTATCAAAATTCAAGAAATAGCATCACCCAGTTATTTGCTATCGTGCGGACGGCAAACAAAAGAAAGTCCGTGTAATTTTTAATATGTTAGGAAATAAAATGTCAAACATTGAACGTAAAGTTGGTTGTCTGGTTGAATACAAAGACGGTACTGTTATGCTGAAAAACGTGCCTACATGGTACGCTCGCATTGACCATCCTCGCGCATTTGAGGAAGGTGATAAGAAAAAATACAGCCTGACAGCCTTCTTGAACAAAGAAGACCATGCCAAAGAAATCAAAATCTTGGAAGATTTGATTTGCAAGCACATGGCAGAAGGCGAAGATTGGGACGATGTTGAGCCTAAAAAACGCTGCTTGCTCGATGGTAAACGTATTAAGAAGTTGCCTGAAGACAGCGATGTTCCAGACTTTTATCGAATCCGTTTCTCTTCCAACGAACAATTTCCGCCAGCCGTGCGTAACAGCGCAGGCACTAAGCTGAACCGCCGTGTTCCTGAAGACATGGAAGAAATCGAAGAACTGAATCGCAATGGTCGTCACATGACGATTTTGTTCGACTTCTATGGCTGGAAAAGCGCAAAATACGGTGCTGGTATGACTCTGAATTTGCAAGCGGTTCAAGTTCACAACAAACAAACTGATTTGAAACTCGGCTCAAGCGGTGTCAACGAAGGTGATGACGCTGATTGGGAAACTGAAGACGACGACGAAATCTAATCGTCTGAACAAATACCCAGCGAAAACAAAAACACGCTGGGTATTTTTTTTATCAACTGGTACTGACACACTTCCGCAATGGCTGCTGTTGTCTAACCAAGCACAAAAGGAAAATATATCATGTTTGACTATCGCTCAAACGTCGTAATTATGGATATTGAATGTTATCCTAACTACTTCTTGGTCGCATTCCGCGACGCTTTCAATCCAGAAAACACAAAACATTTTGAAATGAGGGACGATTCCTCAAAACTCGATACTGCTGGTATCCGTCAATGGTTGCGTTCGTCAACAGTAATCACATTTAACGGCAACCACTACGATATGCCGCTGCTCATGTACGCACTGGAAGGTGTTACTAATGCCGAGCTTAAGGAAGCATCTGACTTGCTGATTGGTGCGGACTACATCGACGAAAACGGCAAGAAGCAGAAGCGTGAATCATTGCGCTCGTGGGAATTCATGCGCTTGTACGAACTCGACTATCCATCATATATGCAGCACATCGATATTTTTGAAATCCCGACAGGCACGTTAAGCCTTAAAGCATACGCTGCGCGAATCGGCTGTCAGAAGCTACAAGACCTCCCGATTGATGCTGATAAAACATTGTCATTGATTGAGATGGACGATATTGCAAAATACTGTGACAACGATACGGCGAACACGCTGCGCTTATATGAAACAGTGAAGGCACAGGTTGACTTGCGTATCGAGATTTCGAAGCAATATAAAATCGACGTTCGTTCCAAGTCGGATGCGCAGGTTGGTGAGGCCATCTTTAAACACGTTATCGAAAAAGACCGTGGTCGTAAAATCTACAAGCCTGAACCGAGTTCGATTAAGCGTCGATTCAAGTACGACATCCCCGAATACATCTATTTCGAGCACCCAACACTGCAAGACTTGCATGACCTGCTGAAGCATACTGTGTTTGAAATCGAGCCTTCTGGTCATGTGAAAATGCCGCGCGAACTCGCCTCCATGAAGATTCAGATTGGTAAGGGTCTTTACACAATGGGTATCGGTGGCCTGCATTCGAACGAAAGCGGTCAGGCCGTTGTCGCCGCCGAAGACGAAATCATCTGCGATGCCGACGTGATTTCCTATTATCCATCTATCATTATCAACGGCGGTTATTATCCTGAAGACTGCGGCCTCCCATTCTTGCGCAACTACACGCGATTCCGCGATGACCGCGCGAAGTGGAAGAAATTGCCAGAGAAACAGACTATCTGTAATACCTACAAGATTGTTCTGAATGGCTCGTTTGGCAAACTGTCATCAATTTACAGCTTCCTGTACAGTCCTAAGATGATGATTCAGGTGACTATTACAGGTCAGCTTTGCTTGTTGATGCTCATCGAGCGTATCGAGAAGGCTGGGTTGCGTATCATATCGGCGAACACGGATGGTATCGTTATTTACGGCAAGAAAGACGACTTCTGGAAAGCCGAACGCGAGATTCATTTATGGGAAATCGAAACTGGTTTCAACATGGAATTCACTCGATACTTGGCGATTTATAGCCAGTCTGTAAACAGCTATCTCGCACTTAAAGCACCAGCCAAAGGCGAGACAAAACTAAAATGGAAGCGCAAAGGCGATTACGCAGAGCGCGGTTTGAGTCAATCGGGTAACGGCCAAGTCTGTATTGAGGCTGTGATGGCTTATCTTGAGCGTGGCGTGCCTATTCGTGAGACCATTGAAGGTTGTACAGACTTCCTCAAATTCACGAATTTCCAACAGGTAAAAGGCGGCGCATATAAAGACGGTCAGTATCTCGGCAAGGTTGTGCGCTGGTACTACTCAACGAAAACAGACACCACTATCGTGAATTCGAAAGGCAATAACGTTCCGCTGACTAAAGGCGCGATGCCAGCCATGGACTTACCAGACAAATTCCCGTCAGATATTGACTATGACTGGTATGTGCGCGAAGCCTACTCCATGCTTGACCGCTTGGGTGTTAAAGGTGTCCCTAAAGAAGCGCAGGCATTTGGCCTTGTTAAAGGCGGTGGTTTCAAATGGGGTCGTCGTGATGGTCAACAGACATGGCATCGTATCGACCTGCCAACCAAAGATGCTCTGTGTGAGGCACGTCTTAAAGACCGCCATGACGAATGGGTTTATGCAGATGAATTACCAGCAGATAGTCGGGTCTGCGGTAAATGTAAGCGCAAGTGAAAACCATTAGTCAACGCGAAAGCCGCATCGAGAAAACCAGCCGCCTGCTTGCAGAAAAGCGCGGCTGGTTTCAGGTCAAAATTGAACGAGCCAGCATAAACGGTTTCCCCGACAGACTGTTTATCAAAAACGGCACGACTATCTATGTTGAGTTCAAAAACGACGCAGGTGTTTTGAGGCCAGAACAAGAACGAGTAATCGAAACCATGCGAAATCACGGTGCAAAAGTCTATGTGGTTTCGACACTGGAGGAAGCAGATGTCATATTTAGATAAATTAAAGTCGCGTTTTGATAACGTGGAATTGCATGAGCATCACTTGGATGACTATCAGCTTACAGCCATCGACTTTTTGAAGAAGAACCCAAGAAGTGCATTATTTATCGACACAGGCTTGGGTAAAACAGCGATATGCTTGAAGTTGATACGAGACTTGGTTGATGACGACAAAATCAACAAAGTGCTGATTATTGCTCCATTGAAGGTTGCTAACCAAACATGGGGTGATGAGATAGCGAAATGGTCGTTCTCCGCCCCGCTTAGCTACAAACTGGTGCGTGCCGAACACATTACCGAAGCGGTAAACGAACACGCCCGAAATGCGAAAAATCGACCATTCGATGACAAAGACCTTCGAAAAATTAACCGAAAGGTTAACACAAGGGTCAACAAGTTTTTGAAGAACAACCCTAACATTTCAGAAGCCGAACGTAACGACTTGCTGAAGAAAACGACGACTGCTGTCGAGAAGGAATATCGTAAATGGCTCACTGAAACGGCTCGTGTTGAGGCCGCAGGCGTGCAGATTCGTAAATATGAGCGCGAACATCCGACTGTAATACATATCATCAATCACGAGATGGTTGAATGGTTGGTGAATGCGTGGGGTACTGAAGATTGGATTTACGACTGTGTAATTTACGACGAGAGTGATGGTATTAAAGACGCGACAACGAAGCGTTGGAAAGCACTCGATTCCATCAAGCATAAAACAACCCACTTTTACGAACTAACCGCAACGCCAGCCGCCGAGAACTACCTCGGCCTGTTTGCCCAAATCAAACTGCTTGATGGCGGCAAACGCCTTGGTAGGACAATGACCGAGTATAAGGAGCGTTACTTTAACGTAAACCCTTACAACTACAAAATCACGTTGAAAGAGGGTTCTGCGGATGAAATAACCCGTCTGATTTCGGATATTACGCTTGTCATGAAACAGGAAGATTATTTGAAGGATATTCCGCCGTATGTTATTGAAGATGTGTTATATGATTTGCCCGAAAAACAAAGGGAATTGTATAATGCTATGAGTAATGCAGGTATGATTACCGTTGACGGTTCTACCATTGTGGCCGAGCAAGCGGTGTCTGTGTTGCAGAAAATGATGCAGATTTGCGCTGGTTTTGTTTACGACAGCGAAGAAACCATCAACGACTTCGGTAGCGTCGTTCAAGACAGAACCATCCATTATCTGCATACTGCGAAAATTGAGGCGTTGCGTGAGTTGATGGCTCGCCATCCCGACGAGAATTTCCTGATTGCGTATTACCATCAAGGCAGCCTTAATTTGTTGCAGAAACACTTCCCGAACGCGGTGAAAATGGACAGAAAGGGTACGCAAAAAGCAGCATGGAATCGTGGTGAAATCAAGATGCTGTTGATGCACCCTAAATCGGGAGCGCATGGCCTGAACCTACAAAAAGGCGGTCATATCGTAATCAACTATGACGTGTATTTCAGCTACGGTCAGTTTTACCAGTTCCTACGGAGGCTTGCACGACGTGGGCAGGAAAACGATAAGGTTCTTGTCTACAACCTACTCGCAGCGAACACTTATGACGTTGTTGTTAAAAAATCCTGCTGGGAAGGTAAACAAAACACACAAAACGTATTCTTTGACCTAATACAAAAAGTGAAAAAGGCTTTAAAACATGGCTAACATGAAGAAGGCATCGACGGCGATAATGCTCGGTAACGGCACAAACGCCACGCTGACCATCGATGATATTTTGAGTAAGGGCGTGACCATTAAACAGGCCGCCCTGATTTTTCACGTCCATAACACTGAACTTGGTAATCTGGTACGGAAAGCAAAGATTCAGCCATCTGGCACGCGAAACGGGGCTGACATTTATGCCATTCGTGACATCGCAAGCGTCTGTGTTCCGCCTGTATGGACGGACGAGGAATGGGAAGAGGTCTTCCATAAAGGCCACTTCCCAATCGCTTTGAAAAAGGACTTCTGGGCAGCAAAGAAAGCCCGTCTAAGCTATCTTGTCGAAGCAGGGGAATACTGGCACACGGCAGACGTAATCGACGCGGTATCTGAGCTTAATAAGACGTTTGCAATAGGTGTGAAGCTGATACCCGATACCATTGACCGCTTGACGACGCTCACTCCAGAGCAACGAACTTTGATTGTTGAGTTATTGGACGAAGTAATGCTAGGTGTCAGCAAGGCTGTTGCCGACAAGTTTGGGGAGCGTGCAAAGAAAGAGCGTATCGCTCGCTATGAAGATTTAACAGGAGACCGAATCGATGACGTTGATGACCGAGAGCTTGACGACCTTTAAGAAAATTGGGCAGTACAGTAGTTTGTCTGATATGTTCGTGGAATTGTCGTCCATCCTTCAACCGCCAGAACGACTTACCGTTTCTAAATGGGCTGAGAAATATCGATACGTCAATAACCGAGGTTCTTATGTTGGTTATTGGAAGAACTCGACTACTCCGTACATGATTGAGCCGATGGATATGTTGAGCAGTATGATTCATGACGGCGTGATAATGGTTGCTCCTGCGCAGTGCGGTAAGACCGATGCCCTGATTGTCAACTGGACTGGTTTTTCTATCCACGGCGACCCGATGGATATGTTGATTATTAACCCGACCTCGGCAATGAGCCGCGACTTCTCCAAACGTCGTGTTGATAAGTTGTTGCGTGATACCAAGGAATGCGGTGATTTGTTGAACGGAGACCGTGATGCAGATAATATCAGCGACAAACACTTCCAGAACGGGGTGTTTTTATCATTGGCACATCCAAGTGTATCCGAGTTGGCAGGTCGTCCAATCCCACGCGTCATGCTGACCGACTATGACCGTATGCCTGATGACATCGGCGGCGATGGTTCGCCTTATGACTTGGCCGCAAAACGTACAACAACCTTTGGTTCGTATCGTATGTGCTTGGCTGAGAGCAGCCCTAGCCGACCAATTGAAGACCCTCATTGGGTAGAAGTAGCTGGTTCGCACGAAGCCCCTCCGACGAAGGGGATTTTTGCGCTCTATAACCGAGGTGATAGACGCAGATGGTACTGGGCTTGCCCACACTGCAACGAACGCTTTGAAGGTACTTTCTCGATGCTCAAATGGGACGAGAAGGCTACCAACATGATTGATATTGCCGCTTCAACCTACCTGCAATGCCCGAAATGTTTTGGACGAATTGAACAATCTCAACGTCATGCTATGCAGCAAACTGGTGTGTGGGTGCAAGACGGCATGTATTTTAACCGCCATGGTGAGTTGGTGGGTAGTCCTCGCAAAACGAGAATTGCGTCCTTCTGGCTGCGCGGTGTGGCCGCTGCATTTGTTAGCTGGGGTCAGTTGGTGACAATGTATTTGGCTGCGGAAGAAGAGTTTAAAACCACTGGCTCAGAAGAAGCGTTACAGAAGTTTTACAACACTGACTTGGCCGAGCCGTATGTACCTAAATCACAAGTGTCTCAGCGTCTACCTGAACATCTGAAAGACCGTGCCGTCGATATTGGTGAGCGTGTTGTTCCTATCGGCGTTCGGAATTTGATTGCTTGCGTCGACGTACAGAAAAACCGTTTCGTGGTGCAAGTGCATGGTATTTCAGCAGGTGCGCCATTCGACATTACAGTGATTGACAGGTTCGATATTCGCAAATCAGCGCGTGTTGACGAAGATGGTGACAATTACTTTGTGCGCCCAGCAACCTTCTTGGAAGACTGGTCGCTGATTGAAACTGAAGTAATGGACAGACTCTACCCACTCGCCGACGGAAGCGGTCGTATGATGGGTGTAACCATGACCGTATGTGACAGTGGTGGTTACGCGCGTGAGAAGGGCGAAAGCGTAACGTCTATGGCCTACGACTTTTATCGTAGTTTGAAAAACAAACGAAAAGCAGCGCGATTCCACTTGGTGAAAGGTGTTGTGACACCGAACTCCCCACGGGCGTTTATTACCTATCCTGACGCGACTAAGAAGGATGCTCTGAGTGCTGCGCGTGGTGATGTTCCTGTATTGATGCTGAATTCAAATTTGTTGAAAGATACATTGTCAAATAGGCTTGATGCTACCGAAGTGGCACATGGCCTGATTACATTCCCAGACTGGTTGGGAATCGAGTTTTACCAAGAGTTGTGTGCCGAGATACGAACCGCAACCAAATGGGAAAAGATACCGCATCAAAACAACGAAGCATGGGACTTGCTGTATTACTGTATCGGGGTTTCAATCTCGAAATTACTCATGATTGACCGTATCGATTGGGCGAATCCGCCGCCGCTGTTTGATGAATGGAACAAAAACCCACTTGTGTACGCTCCAGTTGATGCGACAGACGAAACAGGAGATAATGTTGTCATTCATGACCCCCAGCAAAGCTATTCCGAGATGAGTTGGGAGGAAATTAACAGATTGCAGGGAGCATAACATGAGTTGTAATTGTACGTCATACACCCCAGAGATGCTGAAAGATGCTAAAGACGCATACTTTCGCATTGCCTCTGGGCAAAACGTAACGGTGGTGATTGACCAGAACGGCGAGCGCATCGAATATCAAAAAGCAAACCTATCCGTGCTGGCCGACCTGATTCGCCGAATGGAGATGGAGCTACGCGCGTGTGGCTTGCTGGATAACGCGCTTATGGGTCACGGTTATAAACCACTGCGAGTATACTTCTAGGAGATATTATGTCAGGCATTGACGGATACAAATCACACGGCGGTACGGGTGGTCTTGATGGCGCGAACCGAACCAGTCGTGAAATGGCAACGTGGGAGGCTTCTCCGTTGCCGATGGATGCGATGTTGCGTTTTGAAAAAGACATCATCGATGACCGCGCCCGCGACGTAGTTCTCAACGACGGCTATGCCAGTGGTGTTGTGGCCATTCACAAAGACAATATTGTCGGCTCACAGTTTAAGCTAAATTCACAGCCGAATGTTGATGTTCTGGGCGTTGATGACAATGAGTGGTTGTACAACTTCCAGCGTATTGTTGAGTCTAAATTCAACAACACAGCGTCGAGTGCTAAACACTGGCTTGATGCTGCTGGTATTAAAGACTTTACCGCAATGGTTCGCCAAGCAGTTGGTGTATTCTTGATTCACGGCGAGGTTCTTGCTGCTGCCGAATGGATTACCGACCAAAAACGCCCATATGCAACGGCGATTCAGATGATTAGCCCGAAGCGTTTGAGTAATCCGAACGGTCAGATGGATGACGCAACACTCAAATCGGGTATCGAGCGTGATAAATATGGTCGACCTGTTGCGTATCACATCATGGAAGCGCATCCATACGATTACACTCAAACCGAGAAATTGTTTAAGTGGAAACGTGTTCCTGCTGAAACTAAATGGGGTCGTAAGCAAATCATTCACATCATCGACCAACTGATGCCCGAACAAGTGCGTGGTGTGAGCGAGATGGTAAGCGTGTTAAAACAAATGCGCATGACCCGTCGCTTCCAAGACGTTGAGTTGCAACAGGCCGTATTGCAGGCAACTTATGCCGCCAGCATCGAGAGTGACTTGCCGCCTCAAATGATTACCGAAATCATGGGTGGTAATCCAAACGGCGTGAGCTTTGACATGGCGGCTAAATCAATGCTTGGTTCTATTTTGCAACATACCGCGACCCGCGATATTCAGTTGGACGGCGCACGAATCCCAGTGTTACACCCAAATACCAAACTGAATCTGCAACAACTCGGCCAACCAAGCGGTACGGGTTCTGAGTATGAGCAATCATTGCTGCGTCATATCGCTGCTGGTCTTGGTGTCAGCTATGAGCAATTCTCACGCGACTACACCAAAACAAACTATTCCAGCGCACGCGCAAGCATGAATGAAACATTCAAGTTTATGCAATCACGCAAAAAGGCCGTCGCCGATAAATTCGCAACCGAGGTATATCGTTTGTGGCTGGAAGAGCAAATCAATAACGGCTCTGTACCATTGCCGAAGGGTAAAACAGCAGCATGGATTTACGAGAACCCAGAAATCTTCGATGCTCTAGCGCAATGCTCATGGATTGGTGCGGCTCGTGGTCAGATTGACGAGATGAAGGAAACGCAGGCGGCCATCCTCAAAACCAAGTTTGGTCTGTCAACGCTCGAAATCGAAGCGGCTCGTATGGGCTACGACTGGCGTGAATTGTTGGCACAACGTAAGCGCGAACAAGATGAGATTGAACGCTTGGGTATTGTCATTGACGACGGTGCTGAAAAAGCTGTTGTAAACAAAAAATCTTCAAAATCTGAGGAGTCTGTTGATTCCGATGATAAAAAAGGAGATAATTCCGATAACAAAAATTCGAAAGATGGCGAAAATGAGTAATTCATTACACCCTATTGTTGCGTCTCTTGCCTCACAGCAAACGTTATATCTTGCTGTGCAGCAGGAGGCTGCTGGTAAATTTCTGACCGACCTGAACGTTAACATGACCAACCCAGTGTTGCAGACAGAAGAAGGCCGTGTTGACATGGTTAAACAAACTATGGCTCGAAGTATTGGTGCTTATGCCGCGACTGGTGCTACGATGTACAGCATGATTGGCGCAACGGCAGTGATTCCTGTATTCGGCGCATTGGTGAACCGATTTAATGCAACCTTTGGTTTTATCACTGGTTACAACTACATCAAAAACGCAATCGCAACTGCGTTGGCTGATGAGTCTGTCGATAGCATCATCTTGGATATTAACTCTGGTGGTGGTGAAGTCGCTGGTTGTTTTGAAACAGTCGATTACATCAAGGCGGCTCGTTCTCAAAAAGAAATCCATGCTATCGTCGACAGCAACTGTTATTCTGCGGCATACGCGATTGCTTCGGCATGTACATCGATTAAAGCTACACCAAGCAGCGGAATCGGCTCTATCGGCGTTGTTGCTATGCACGCAAGTTACGAGAAAATGCTGGAGAACGAAGGCATTTCCGTGACATTCATTAAAGCTGGTGAACACAAAGTTGACGGCAACCCATACGAAGAATTGACTGATTCTGTAAAAGCGAATATGCAAAAAAGAATTGACGCGACTTATCGAGACTTCGTATCATTAGTAAGTGCGAACCGTTCGCTTGCCGTTGAAGATGTAGTAAAGACGCAGGCGGCGTGTTATACTGCGCAAGATGCAAAATCGATTGGTCTCATCGACGACGTAATTAGTGTCGAAGGGGCTGTTAAGTTAATCACGGAGGGACGTATGTCTAATGAAAATCCAGTTCAGGCGGTAAACGAAACCAAAACTGAACCGCAGGCTCAAACGCCTCAAGCCCCTGTTGCCCAAGCCGATGTAAATGCCGAACGCAGCCGCATTCAGAGCATTATCACCGCCGAAGCAGCTACTAAAAACAGCAAATTGGCACATCATCTGGCGTTCAACACCAGCATGAGTGTTGAAGACGCTATTCAGACCCTGAATGCCGCAGCACAAGATGTTAAGGAGCAACCTGTTGCCCAACAACCTGCTGCACAGCAACCAGCAGCCTCAGTTAACCTGTTGGCCGACGCAATGGCTCAGACCAAACAGCCTAACGTTGGTGCAGATGCAGGCGATGTGTCTGAATCAACTAAACTGGCAGCCGATATTGACGTTGTTGCCAGCTTCCTGAAAAACGACCAATAAAGGATTAAAACATGTTTGCGAAAAGTGAAAAAATTGCAGCGGTTGGTGGTGAGCATATTCCGTTGTTCGCTAAACAAACTCCGTTGCCAGTTACAGTGTCTGCGAAAGCCTCTATCGAGGTTGAGCAGTATCAACTGTGTAATTTGTCAAATACTGGAAAGGTAACTGTTATTACTGAATTAGAAGGTGCTCAACCGCTGAGTAACGACAAACAGCTTTGCGTTGCTGCTTTTGCAGCAAAAAGCGGTGAGCCAGTGAGCGTTTACACACATGGTACATTCAACATCGATGCTCTTGTGTATGGCACAGGTTTCTTTGATAACATGGATACCGTTGCAAGTAAAATCGAAAAACTGCGCAATTTTAACTCCAACACAATCTTCTTCGAGCATCTCGACACAAACCCAGTACAACGTACTTAAGAAAGGTTAATTATGCCAAACGCACAAACTTTAACGGAGACCTTGATTCAAGGCGGCTTGATTCGCAAGCTGGAAGCTCCGAAATCATTCTACCGCGCCTTGTTCGGTAACACCTTCTTGGCCAAATCCGACGTAATTATCTTTGACGACGTGTTCGAAGATTACCGTGGTATCGCCAAATTCGTTGCGCCTAACGTGGTAAGCAAGGTCAATCAAAACAAAAACTTCGATGTGAAATCTTTCCGCCCAGCGTATGCTAAGGAAAAAGATTCCATCGATGCTTGGGATGAACGTCTGCAACACCGTGTAGCTGGTGAACAACTGTTCGGTAGCATGACCCCTGCTCAACGCGCAATGGCAATCCGCGCCAAGCAAATGCAGATGCACCGCATCAAAATGAACAACTTGTACGAATTGATGGCTTTTAACGCCTTCTCTCGTGGTGAGTTGACCATTAGCGGTGATGATTACCCAACCACTACCGTGAGCTATTTCCGTGACCCAGCCCTGACTATGAGCACTTTGGGTGCTGACAAATGGACTGCTCCGAACGTGAACCCATTGACCGTCTTGGCCAAGATGTCCGACTTGGTGTATGAAAAATCACACACTTCTGAAGTCGACACTCTGATTATGGGTCGCGGTGCATGGGCAGCCTTCTACGCCTACTTCTCCGCTAAAGAACGCTCGCACTTGCTCGACCGCAACATCCGTGGTTCAGACCTGACAATGAATCTGTTGCACGTTGGCGATGTACGCGGCGTTGCTATGGTGGCTCGATTCACAGCATTGAATGGCACAACCATTGAAGTGTACGTTGACAACCGCAGCTACCTCGGTGCAGATGGCTTGCCTAAACGCTACGTTGCTGACGGCGAAGTTATCGGTTTCGACAGCCGTGAATTCGCAGGTGTAATGGCCTTCGGTGCTATCAAAGATGCAGACGCTGGCTGGATTGCGACTGAAATGCACCATAAAGAATTCCGTGTTAATGAACCGTCAACAACCTATTTGTTGACCCAATCTGCTCCATTGCCGATTACGCTGACTCCAAACAGCGTGTTCCGCATCGCAGATGTAACTAAGTAAGGGGTGTTAAAATGCCAGAAACTATCAAAATGGTTAAATTCAAAACCAACGTGTCTTTTGTCGGCAGCGACGGCGTGTTCCACACTGGTGGTTCTGTTGTACAACTGCCTCAAGAAGACTACGACGGCCAAGTCGATGTCTGCTCTGAGTTCGGTTTGCCAGTACCTGAACTGATTGAGGAAGTTGAAGCTGTTGTTGAAGACAGCACTCCTGAACCAGAACAGACCCCAGCCAAAGCCCGTGGTAAAGCCAAAGCCAAAGAAGGTGAGGCTAAAGAAGGTGAAGTCAAAGACGGTGAAGCCAAAGACGGTGAGTCTGAAGCTAACGAATTGTAATATCTTCTTAGCAAATAGGTTTCGTGTTAGAATTGACACGAAACCTATTTTTATGGAATAAAGAAAATGAGTTACATCGACATTTATGACCAAGTTCGAAAACACTGGGAAAACGACAGCGGTGACCAGTCAGCACCAGCGACCCAAGCAGCTTTTGGAGGCTTTAAGCTCCTGAATGGTATGCTCAGTGCAACAATCGGCACTGAAACAAAAACAGTGGATTTGCGTCCGTTGCTTCCTGCGATGACTCCTGATTTACACTTGAAGTCTGTTACTCCGAGCGCAGACGGCAATAAGCTGATTTTCAAAATCGGCGAATCTGGCAATACTACTCACGACCAAACAGTTGAATTGAATTTCAAAGAGCAGATTGTCAAGCTGGTTGGCACTCCGCCAGCACCTTACAATGACGCTGAAATTAAGCGTCGCGTTGCTGCTCTTGAAGCCGCCCAACAAACTGGTGGTGCAGGTGGCACAACCTTTAAAGAATTTGAGGCCAAATACATTCCGAAAGCAACACTTGGCGAGTTTGAGAATAACACCCTTGTGCCGATTGCATTTACTAAGACTTTCTCCAAAGTCCCTTTTGTGATTGTTACTATGGACTTGAAAAATGAATCAACTCAGCGTTTCGCGTATTTAGCAGGTATCACGACAACAGGTTTTAAATTCGCCACAAACTACTCTCCTGACGTTAAAGGTATCTGGTATCAAGCATACGTCGTGGAGTAATGAATGAGCTTCCTTGATATAAAACGAAAAGCACGCGCCGACTTGCATCATGAGATGGGTGTTCCCTCGAAACATATTTCAGCCGCAAGTGGGCGTGTTTCCGACTGTCGCGTTCGAGTGCACACCAAGATTAACCTGACTGGTGACATCGACTATCAAGGCTTTGCAGAGTTATCCGACGGCGGAGTTCTCGTGCTGTGTACGATTCGTGAAGCCCGTGCACTTGGTTTTAGTGTCGGTGACAAGATTGTCTATGACAGCAAAGAGTATGTACTGAACACGCGATTGGATGATGACGGCATTTACATTGAGAAGTGGCAGGCCACGCACTTACAACATCGGGTAAATCATGATTACGATTGACTTGGAAAATCTGGTCTCCCTTGAGAAAATGTTCAAGGCATGGCCTGACCGAACCGCAGAAGCAGCACGCTTGGCTATCAACCAAACAGCCAAGCGTGAGGCTTTATCGCGTGTGCGCCAAGATATGCGTAAGCAAATCAACTGGAAAGCCTCGTATCTGAACAATCCTGATAAAACAGGTGTTGCAAAATATGCAACGAAAGGTTCGCTCGTCGCGTCGATTTACGCTCGCGACCAACCAACAATGCTGAACCGCTTCCGCCCGAATCCGAACACGCTACCGTCCAAGACAACAAGCGGCGTTCGCGTTAAGGTTAAACCGACCTCGACGAAGGTAATGAAGCACGCATTTGTTCACCAATTCGGAGAATCTGGTAATATCGCTATCCTGACACGAACGAAGGGTGGTGGTACAACTCCGCCAAGCGGTATTACCCATGGTGGTGGTCGCTACATCAAGTCTATGAGGGCATGGTTGTTGTACGCCCCGTCGGTAGACCAAGTGATGTGGGATACGACCAAACGCAATCAGGCGCGGATTGCCAAATACCTCGAAGTTGAATTTTTACGACAACTCAATAGATTGGAAAAATAATGAAGGAACATGTTCGCCTCACGGCTCTGAAAAAATTGTGTTCTCTGCTTGAGCAGGAAACAGGCGTTCGAGTATACCGAGGCCGTCAGGTCATTGGTGCTGACGTTACGCTACCGTGCATCATCATCAATGAAACGATTCGCGCTGGTAACAGCAACACTGGTGCAGATGAAGGTAAAACGATTCGCAATGACCGCGTAGATTTTCTGTTATCTGGCTATGTCGACGTTGAAAACGTTGAGCACCCTATCGACGTGGCTTACGAGCAGATTGCTAAAATCGAGCAGGCATTCAACAAGATTCATGCGATTGACGGTGGTCGTATGGGTGGAGCTAAGTACAAAGAGTGGTATAATCTCGGCGGCTTAGTAAGCAACTTTAAATACGATTCTCCTGTTTGCCATAATCCGCCTGATGAGGTACAATCGAAATCGTATTTTTATATCTACTTCTCATTCAGCGTCGCGTATGACAACGCAAACCCGTATGCTGAACTTTGATTAATCAACTGAAGAAAGGATAGCAAAATGGCTATTACACGCGGCGCGACCAAAGCCTTGGTATTGGCAAATGGCCGTATTGAATTTAACCAATTCCCTATCGTCAACGGCGTGGAACGTCAAGCTGAGGCGAAGGGTTTCCGTTATTTGGGTTCGTCCAAAGAGTTGAACCTGACTCAAGAAAACGAAACCTTGGAACACAAGTCCTCTGAATGTGGCTACAACACAACTGACGAAGAAATCATCACCTCTTCCAAACTGACTGGTAGCTTTACACTGGATAACATCAACACCGAAAACTTGGCGATGTTCTTCGCAGGTGATGTGAACAACCAAACCCAAGTTGCCGCCACTGGTAAAAAAGATACCCTGAAGGTATACCCGTCTCTGGGCTATCGCTTGGGTACAAGCAAAGAAAACCCGAATGGCGTATTCGCAGCAACCATCACTAAAATCGAAGTGTTTGCCGACGAAACCAAAGCCAAGGCAGGTACTCCAGTTGAATCAACCTTGGTTGAAGGCGTGGACTTCGAGTATACGCCCGAAACGGGCTTTTTGATGATTGGTGACACTGCGTCAACCAATAAAATCAAAGCTGAGGGTTCTTGGATTGTGGTTACTTACGACCTGAAAAAGGCAACCCGTGAGGTCATCATCTCCAAAGGTCAATCTATTGTTGGCGAACTCTTGTTCCGCGGCTGTAATGCCAAAGGTGAAAACCGTCAATATTGGATGCCTAAAGTGCGCTTATCTGCGAATGGCGATTTTGCGTTGAAGGGCGGTGAGGATTGGTCTAGTATGGCCTTCAACATTACTGCTCTTGAAGCTGAAGGTGTAGGCTCTAAGTTGTACATCAACGGTCAACCGACCAGCTTGGTATAAGCATTAACGTTGCGTAAAACATGGCAAAGTGGTATATTCCGCTTTGCCATGTTTTTTTTATGAGGTAATTACAATGAAAATGAATATTTCGGGACTGGTATCCCCAACGAAGGAAGTACACGGCGTGACCGTCCGCGGTTTGAATTTCGCCGACTTGTCTGCTCAATGGCAGTCTAACGGCGTGCGCCTGATGGAAGCCTTTGATGAAGTGATGGCTAAATCAAAAGGCTCAGATGACCTGATGGATGTGGCTAACAGCATCATCAAATATGCCCCAGACTTGGCGCGTGCTGCGTTCCTGTCAGCGATTAATGACAAGGGTGCGAAGCACACCGTCGGCGACGAAGAACTCACCGCTGGTGAAATCTGGGATACTCGCATGGGCATTGGTAAACAGATGGACTTTGTTATCGCAATCATCGACCTGACGATGAATGAATCCGACAATTTAAAAAAAAGACTGCTAGCAGCACTGGACAAACCAACAATTCAGAAAATGCTTTCGGAGAAGGCGACTTCGGCGAAGTAGACCCCTACCATCCCTTCGAATCATTTATGCTAAGTCTAAGGCGAGATGTGAGTATCTGTTTGGCAAACGGACACTCGCAGGCTCGCCTTTATTCGCTTATAATGTTGCGTAATGAGGCGGAGTTAATACGCGAACGCCGTCGTCAGGACTTTGTTTTATACGGAACTCTGACAAAAATGATTTTCGACGCGAGTAATACCGACATCAAACAGGACGCGTTGAAAGACTTGAACATGGCATTGCGAGAGATGCTGAATCACATAGGAACTGGTCATTATGGCTGAAAATCGCTCAGTTGAATTAGAAATCCGCGCACAGGATTACAGTGGTAAAACAATTAACGATGTGCGCAAGAACATCAAAGGTCTTAAAGACGACCTAAATGAACAGGCTAAATCCGCCGCCAAGGGTAAGGCTGACTTCAAAGCCTACGAAGCCAGCCTGAAGGGTTTGGCTTCTGCGGCAACCAAACTTACCGAGTTGCAGACAATGCTTGGTAAGTTGTCAAAACTCGCCGACAACGTGGCATCCAGCGCAGAGCGTGCTAAAGATGCGAGCGACGCGTACGACGATTTCGCCAATAAAATCAGTGCTCTCGGTGTGCCTACCAAAGCCCAAGCAGACAAACTGGCGCGCTTGGAGGATACGCAAATTAAAGCAGCCGAGGCCGCTAAGAAACAGGCTGACGCATACGAGCGTCAACGTCTTGAAGCTGAAGCGCATGGCTTGGCGACAAACAACATCCAACGTGCGCAGGAAGGTTTGACAAAAACCTACGAGCGCACGTTGCAAACCATCATTGACATGCGCAACGCGCAGGCCGCTTTGCAACGTCAGAACGAGATAACATCACGCGCGGCTGACCGACGCAAAGAACTGCAAGAGCAAATTCGTTTGCAACAGGAAGCCCTGAAACTGGCACAGCAACAAGCAGCCGTTGAAGCAGCACGTCGTCGTAACGTACAAAGCCAACGCAATCAAATTAACGCCCAACGCGTATCGATTGCGCAGCAAATTGCAGAAGCACGCGCAGCGCAACAACCGTCCGTATCAGACGCAGTAAGCAAAGCACTCAATCCATCGCACGACCATAAAAACGCAATGGCTGATATTACTACGTCTGTACGAAACGCAAGCACCACAATGCGCAAATCAGCAACCGACGTGAAAGCGTTGAGCGATGCCATGGATAAGCTGAGGGCTGCTCAAGAGAAGCTCAAAGTAGTAGCTGGTAATATCGACCTGTATCGTAAGCAGTCTGCTGAATTAGCGAAGCTGCGTACAGCCTATGAAACAACTCGCGCCGAACATGCGAAACTGAATTCAAAAGTTGCCAGCGGCAATGCGACGACCCAAGAGATTGCCAAATTGCGTCAACTGGTGGCGCAACTGAACCAATCTGGTGCTGCATTTGCGCGTCAGAAAATCGCTGTCGAACAAACAGCCCGTATTCTTGGCGAAGCTGGCGTTAACGTGGATAAACTCACGAAGGCAGAACAGCGTCTGGCGGCAAATGCAGCGCGTACTGCGGCTGCGTCAAAAGCTCTGGATTCTCAAATCAAAAACCTGTCTGATTCGACAGGCTCTACTGCGGATGCCTTCGACCGTTGGTTGAAAGGTAAACAGGGCATTCTGGTATTCCTGCAACAAGCACGCGGTAAAGTGTTGGCTCTGGGCGCGGCTCTGGGCGGTCTATACTTGGCTCTTGATAAAGTCGTTAAAGACGGCCAAGAAGGTGTTACGCTGAAAATTCGTGCTGAAGTGCTGGCAGACAACTGGGATACAACCGCAGGCGAATTGGAGAAGTATTTCCGCGATACCGCCGAACGCATGGGTTTAGAGCTTGGCACAATCATTCAAGACTCAGCCAAACTGTTCGTGGCTGGTAAGGAAGCCAAACTCGACTCGAAAACCGTTAAATACATCTTCGAACAATTCTCTGGCTTTGGTCAATTGATGGGCGCGGATGCGGAAACGCAATCTGGTATTTATAAAGCCCTTGAGCAAATGTTATCTAAAACAACCGTTCAGGCCGAGGAGTTGAAAGGTCAATTGGCTGACCGCTTACCTGCTGCGACAAACCTGTTTGCCAAAGCATTGGGCGTGAGCAATGCCGAATTGATGACCATGATGAAGGACGGTAAAGTTCTGGCCGCTGACGTATTGCCGAAAGTTGCCGCTCTGATTGAACAAACCTACGGCTCAAACATCGAGAAGACTCAGAAGTCTCTCGTTGCTGAACAGTCCCGTCTGAACAATGCGTTTAAAGACTGGATTCGCATCATCTCCGACGCTGGTGTTATGGATAACTTCACAGCATTGCTGCGTGAAGTCCGCGACTTCTTCCGCTCGGACGAAGCGAAACAGTGGGCTGAGGCCATCGCAAAGGCGTTGAATGTTGCTATTGACGCGCTGCGCTGGGCTGTTAAACACGCCAATGAATTGGTGATTGCTTTCGGTGCTTTGCTGGCAATCGGCGCGGCTCAAATGTTCGTATCCTTGGCGGCAACAATGCGCACGTTCGGTCTTGGCTTGAAGACCGCTGGTGCAGCTATCACAAACTTCGCCGTTAAGATGGGTTTGATTGCAAAAGTAGCCCCGTCTGTTGGCACTGGTTTAAGCGGTGCTGCGGCGGCTGGTGGTCGTCTGGGTCTGCTCGTTGCGCCGATTAGCCGTTTGATTGGTGTGTTGGCTTCAGCCGCTAAAATTGCATTTGGTTTGTTTAAAGCATTTATCGTCTTCGAAGTTGTTGAGGCAATCTTCGAAGGCATCGCGCGTGGTATTAATCGACTGAGTGGTGAGTCTGAAGACGCTGTGTCTGGTATGCAAATGTTGTCAGATGTACTGTGGTTGATTTCAGAAGCATTCGGCGTTATCTCCGAAGCAATCGGTGTGTTGGTGGCAGGTATTGCCGACTTTGTTGCCGACGCGACTGAGTTGATTGGTAGCTTCTTCGTTGACACGACCAAGGAATCGAACAAATCAGCGAAAGAATTCGAGAGTGGTTGGACTGGTGCGGTTCGTTTTATCGCTCGATTGATTGACGCTCTGACGGCTACGCTCAAGTCAACCTTCCTTTATCTCGGTGGTCTCGCTGATTACGTTGTCAAGAAGATTCAGGGTATTGAGGCTGCTTTGCCAGATGCCGACCAAATCAACTTGGACGTATCCTTGGAGGTTAGTGAGAATGGTGTAGAAGCCAAACTCAACAAACGCCTTGAGGAAATGCGCAAGAATATCGCCGATACTGACAACGACATCACTCAGAAGACTGCGTTGGAAGCTGCAAACCGAGCCGCTGCGGATGCTGCTAAAAAGGCGGAAGAAGCCAAAAACCTTGACGAGAAAGTCAACAAAGCCCGTGAAAAGGCTGAACAGGCTCGCCAACGCGCCGAAGAAGCCGCTCTTAAACGCCTTGAGAAAGAATTGTCTTACGAGAAGATGATTCAAAAACTTATCGATTACCGCGAAGGCCGTCTCAAAGATGACCCGATGAAAGGTTACAACAACCTTGGTGATTGGTATCTTGGTGAGCGTCAGAAGGTTAAATCAAAATACGCGGCAAATGACCCGTATGAAAATTACTCTTCTGGTGGTTCAAACGGCACGGCTTCCTACGCTGTTGATAAACGCGCCGCTGCCGCTGCTGACTTGGCAACCAAGAGAGCCGCTGCTGACTTTACAGGTCAATGTGCAACTTACGTTAAACGTGCGCTGGCCGCTGTTGATTCTCAAGCCGCTCCATACATCAAGGGCAATGGCAATCTGACCGCTAAGAACTTGCTGAAATACGGCAAAGGCTGGCAACAAGTTCCTTACTCAGCGAACTACGTTCCGCAGAAAGGCGACGTGGTTAGCTGGGGTGCAATTAAAGGCCATCCATACGGCCACACATCGATTTACAACGGCAAAGAGTGGGTATCTGATACCAAACAAGGTAAATATGGTATTGACTCCAAAACAGGCGCATCTTCGCGTGCTTACTTGGCAGAAATGGCTCGTAACCCGAACTACAAGCCTACGATTGTTCGCCTCACTGGTGGTAACTCTGTAACCATTACAGGTTCGACTGGCACGGTTAGCCATAACGCAGCGGCTGACAGCAAAGTCCTTGAGTTCTACAAAGCCCAAGAGGAACGCTGGAAACAAGACAAAGCCGTAACCAAACAGCAGAAAGATGACGACGCTGCTTTTGACAAAGCCGAATCTTTGGTTGAGAAAGTAACCGAAGAGGCTCGTGAAGCAATCCGCGAGATGTACAAGGCGATGGGTGTGAACGGCGTTGAAGGTCTGATTAATCGTGACCCATCAACCCTGTCTGTTGACCTGTCTGGTTCTACGCTAAACGAGATTATTGACGGCTTCAAGAACATCATCCAGCCTGACAGCGACAAACAGGTTAAACAGATGCTTGAAGTTCTTACTCTGGAATATGCTCAGAGCAAGAACGTTAGCCGTAAAGAGGCTCTTGCTTGGTCTAAACAGCTTGAACCGCAACTGGCTAAGTACGCTGAATTGCAAGCGCAGAAAGCTCTCGGTGAACAAGTCGATGCCTTCCTCGATTCACTTGAGAAGAAACGCAACGATATTGAGAAAGAACGTGCAAACAGTGCTGAGTACATCGGCAGCGCGGTTTCCCGTGGTGTTTTGACTATCGATGAGGCTCAGACCAAGATGTCTGAGAGCACTCTGAAATATGTTGAGCGCATGACCGATGCAATCAAAAAGCTGGATGAAATCATCAACAGCGACGCGTTTGGTAAATTGTCGCCAGAACAACAAGCGGCAGTTCTGAATCAACGTGAGCAACTTAAAGCAGGTCAAGCCGACTATGCGACAAACCCACGTCGTCAGGCTGCAAACTTTGCTGTTGACTCCATGGCGAAGCGACTGGATGAGTTCTTGCAACGCAAACGTCAATTCGAAGAATTGCAAGAGCAACTCGTGATAAGCGGCCAGCAGTCAATTACCAAGATGGAGGAAAATGTTCAGGCGTATCTCGACAACATCAGTCCGCAGATGAAAGAACTTGTTGAGAATGCTCAACAGATTATGGCCGCATTCGGTGATTCCGCTGCTTACGCAAACTTGACCAATCTTGTGAGCAAGGTCAAAGAAGTTCGCACTGAGACTACGCATAGCAAGGGTGAAGTCGAGTTGATGAACACTGCGTACAGCGTGCTTAATGACGGTGCTATGACCGCGTTTGAAGGTATTGCAAGCGGTTTGGCTGGTATCGCAACAGGTGCTACCAGCAGTCGGGATGCTTTTGCAAGTCTGGGTCAGGCTATGACACAGTGGGCGGCTGAAGCCTTGCGTCAGATGGCAAAGGTGATTATCCAACAACTGATTAGTCTTGCTATTCAGAAAGCCCTTCAGTCATACTTTGGCGGCGGTGGCAATGATGTTCAAATGCCAGACACGTCAAGTTTCAGTCAATACGCAAGCCTGTTCCATACAGGTGGTGTTGTTGGACGTGGTAAGGCTGGTGGTAAGAAGGTGAATCCGCTTGTTTTCGAAGGTGCTGTACGTTATCATAGTGGTGGTATTGCAGGTCTTGCGCCAAACGAAGTTCCTGCTGTTTTACAGAAAGGTGAAGAGGTAATTACGAAAAATGACCCTCGCCACAGAGATAATGCTAACGGCTCATCATCGAATCAACAACCGCTGACGGTGATTAACACCTTCGACCCAGTAGAAGCGATGAACTTGGCTCTGTCTTCAAGCAACGGACGCAAAGTTCTCATTAAAGCGATGGGTCGTGAGCAACGCGCGGTTCGTCGTATCGGTGGGTCTTAATAAGAAAGGAATAAAATGGCTGTTGAAATAGGAACAGCCTCCAATGCAAGGGATTTGGTGTCGAAGCTCGAAAAGTTTCTGACAACAAATCCCGAATTGGTTCAGGCTAACCAAGCATGGACGGTTATTAAGGATAGTGATGGTGGTGATGACCTTGCTTATGTGAAGATGGACTGGACGGGTAAACAAAAAGGCCATCCTGAGTGGGGTTTTCGCCGTCGGTTTGTTGGGCATGGTCTTGACGGGGAAGATACTATTGTTGTTCCAATGGCACTATGTGTAAATGAATATTACTCAATATCATCACTGTGCGCATGGTATGCAAGAAAAGATGAGATTGACAAAGAGATTGCTGGTTATTTTGTTACCACTTTCGGCAATCGTCTGGATGACAACGAGCCGATAGTAACCTCGATTCCTTTGAGGAATGATGAAATGTCTTATTGGTTCGTTGCCAATGGAAGAAGATTTATCATTGTGGTGAAGGTGCTTGATGTATATGTGTCAATGTACTGCGGATTTATGTTGCAGTTTGGAACAGACTTGGAAAACCTATACCCAATGTACATCGGTGGTTCTCACAATAATAGCTATTCTCGCATCTTGACGGATGCTGAAAAAGAAACAGCAAACAAAATAGGTGGTTGGCACGGCGGTAGCTCTTGGGAGAGTCATCTTGACGCAACGTATGGCGGCTTTTACGACCCGTCTGAATATGCTCACTCAGAAGGTCTTACAAGGACACTTGGATACACATCATCCTGTATTTGTGGTACTCCAGATAACAAATTTAAGTTTGTCGGTAACGAATGCTATTTACTACCATATACATACGGTAAGAGCGTGAGTGGTTTACATGTAATCTATCCAATAGAAATAACCGCGATACAAGATGTAGATAAAACGGTCAATCCCGTTACTAAATACTGGCGTGAAGGTTCTACTATTGGTTGGTTGCAAGGTGCTTATTTTGTGAGTGACTCCGATAACTCTCCTGAAAAGGAGTTGATTATTGGAGATAAACGGTATTTGTGTTTTCCGTCAATGCAAAACAGCTATAATCGCTGGCTGGCATTATTAATGGAGTAGGATATGGCATTCATAAAACATGAAGGTGAAATTAACACAATGGATAAGTTTTTGGTTGAAATTAAAAAATATCTGTTGAAAAGCGGTATGTTTGATAACGCGGTTGATTTCAACACTTTGCCGAAAGTAGTCTTTGATGGCGCGGATATTGGTTTTTCAATAAAACATAAAGAGGGTAAGTGGTTTAACTTTGGGATAAAGAGAACTTACGCTTCCGCTGGGAACATCCTGTCTATTTCCATTTCCCGTGATGGTAACGCATCTCGTCTATTTTATGACCGCTTTGACTCGATGATGTCGGAATCGTATCCTGCTGCAACAGAATGCGGTAAATACTTATTCCCATTTGTAAACTTGTACGTCACAACAACAAAGACGTTTGTCGCATTTTCAGCGGAAATAAAGAAAGGCCAGTTCGTGCATTTCATTGTTGGCAGACATCCTTCCTATGATAAGGGTATTAGTGCCGTTGAGGGCGATATTGGTGGTGAGTTTGTGTACATAACGCTTATGCCAGATGGTAGCAATCCTTCAAACGACAAAACGTCTGTCGGCGGCAGTTTTTCCAATAGTTATGGTTCAAATAGTACCATTGGCCGACCTGAGAGATACTTACGTTGTCGAACTGTACTTTACGATGGTATACCTGCTAGAGCTTGGTTGGGGGATACCCCGATGCCGAGTTGGGTTCTTTACTATGGATTATCTTGCCCAATCAACATACCGTTAAAAGACGGTTTGATTGAGATGTATGACATAGAGAACACTAATATCCTATATGGCTCGTCCAAGTACAACGGGAGAGGTGTCATGAACCCACATCATTTATCCCTCAGTGTAACCACTAGTGCTGTTGCGGAGGCTTCTAAAATAATAGACGGCAATGTCGCTGCTGCTGTCGTGAAAAATGCAGAAGTGTTTTACAACAATGAGATGTGTACTCTTCCAATCGAAGATATTGAGCCTGCGACAATAATGGGTGATTGGGTCATTTTCCCTCTTGTCACCAAGAACAGGGATGGTATCTTTGAACATTTGTGGAGTTCGAACATCGGTGTTGGATTTAAATTTAAATAGGATTTGATATGGCTCAAACAAACAATGCAGTTATGCTGCGCACTAATATGGACTTATGGCATCACCGCATCATATCTGGTGTCGGTGAAGTGTCGGATGTGAATCTCGGCCATATCGTATCTGATACAACAGCAGAACTGGAAGTCTACAATTCACACCTAACCGAACAAAAGCTCGTTAAAGTTGACCTGATTAACTTGGAGGGTGTTTCCGTAGCGGAAGCTACTGGGCAACCTCCAATTAATCTTGCTCCGTTGCGAACCAAGAAGATTATTCTTGAAGTATCGCTTTATGGTGCAACGAAAATTGACGGTAAGGCCATTTTGCGTTTTGAAAACGGTCAAATTGTCACAATCAATATAAAAGGTACTAGGGGTTTAATCTGGAATGTCGAGCCTAATTGGGATGAGTCTTTGCGTGAGAAGTTCGCCTATAAGACAGACGTGATTGTTAGTTATAACAAAAACGAGCAGCGAAGGGGCTTCATGAGTCAACCAAGACGTGGTTTCTCGTACATGGCAACACCAAGTCATGCGCTTCTGAGTACAATGCGAAACGTTTTGTACGCGATGCACAACAAATCAATCCTATGCCCAATCTGGTGGCAACCTATCCGCCTTAGAGAGACTTTTGTGAAAGGCTCAACTCGTCTGAAGTGCGTTGATTTGAGCGGCGTTGATACCCTGCTAACAGGCGCAACGGTAGTGCTTTGGAACAATCCGTTTGACTACGAGTTTGGTTTGATTGCAAGCGTTGAAGACAACGACATAGTATTGCAAACCTCAGTGGCAAGAACATTCTATGCAACAGCAACATGCTATCCGTCCGTTGATATTCGATTTGACCCAACTGTTACATCAACCAATCTGGCATCTGCAGTATCATTCATGGATATATCGGCAGACATCATTGGTAAACAAAATGACATTGGTAGGCTAAATGGTGCTGAAGACGGCCTTGAAATACTGAATGGTGTTGAAGTGCTTACCAAACGTCCAAACTGGGCTAATGAAGTTGTTGAGAAAAACCAATCCGACGTAACTATCATTGACTACGGCTTCGGTTCTAAAGCGTGGTTTAACCGTGGCGTTACCAGCATGGTATCGCGTGAGTTGACTTTTCTTTCAAGAACTAGGGTTGAAACGGCATGGTGGCGGAGATTCATTCAACGCCAAAAAGGTCAGTTGAAATCGTTCTACGTTCCGACTGACACAAAAGACCTCGTAGTAGCGAGTGATATACGCTCAACAATCAACAATGTGATTCCTGTTCCAAAGGCGATTGTTGTTGAAGACCATCGTGTGAAAGCGATGCTTAAGAACGCCAGAGATAGGAAGTTTCTGCGAATCCGCGCAAAAGGTAAATCTTACTTCTTCACCATTGACCGAATTGACGCTCTTGGCGAAAATGCTAGAATTCATGTTAAAGAAGACATTCCAATCACTATTCTGAAAGAGGATGTTACTTCAGCGTGTTTTGTTCAACGTATGAGGCTTGCGTCTGACGATATTGAGATTGAACATGTTACCTCAACCGTAGCGAAGATTAAGTTATCCCTGCAACAAGTAAAGGAAATTTGAAATGAATAAAAATTATCACAGTTATGAAACGTCCGCTGAAAGCGGCACACCCGTCGAACTCTACGACATCGCTTTCACAGGCGGTGTCTGGACGTTCACAACCGACACCGAAGACGTGACATTTGACGGTAAGCTGTACAAATCAGTCCCGATTAAACGCGGTGAGATTGAAGACACAGGTGATACGACGAAGGCCAACTTGGAAATTCGAACAGGCCGCAACACATCTCTTGGCGATGTGTTCAAGGTTACTGCTCCAAGCGAACCTGTTACCGTGACGATTCGTCAATATCATGCTGAGCTTGGATTTGTTGCGCCTGATTTGATGACTGTGGTAGTATGGAAAGGTCGAATTACCAATGTAGCATGGGAAAATGACGAGATTGTGCTGATTGGTGAAAGCATTTTCTCGTCACTCATGCGCATCGGCGTAACTCGAAAATTCAGCCGCAGTTGCTCCCATGCTCTCTATGGTAAGAACTGCGCTGTTAAGAAGGAAGCATTCGCGGTTACTGAGGTCGCCCGAAGCGTTGTCGGCACTGTTGTTACGTTTAAGAGCGGTAAGCCCGATAACTGGTTCGCTGGTGGATTTGTTCAATATCGAAACGCCGAAACGGGTGTTTTGGAACGCCGTCATATCGTTGAGTCTACTGGTTCAACGCTGACACTGAGCATTCCCCCATTGGGGCTTGTTTCGGGTAAGACAGAGGTTACAGCCTTTGCTGGCTGCGACCACGCACATACAACGTGTAAGGCCAAGTTCAACAACATCATCAACTATGGCGGTCAGCCGTTTATTCCGATTCAAAACCCTTTCCAATACTCAAACATTTACTAAAAGGACTCCCAATGCCATATCAGTTTATCGTAGCCATTGTGATGATGGTTATTTCGATGGCGATGAGCTACTACTCCGCCAAACGAATGAATAAGGGTAACAATAATTCATCACCAGCAAACCCAGACATCCCGACCGCAGAAGAAGGGGTTAATATCCCCGTCGTCTTCGGAACGGTACTCATTAAGAATCCGCAAGTAACCGATTATTTTGACCCTAAAACAGAGGAAATTAAATCATGACTATTGTTAAGATTGACGACGTATTGGTGTGTGGTACATGCCATACGGGTGCTAAATATCTCGCCGACCAATACGGTGTTGATTGGTGGGACTTTCTCCAAAACGGAATTGATGCCTCCAAGCTCGAACATATCGACGACATTAATGTGAAAAACGCTATTGCCGCCGCCAAACAACGTGAAATGAAAGAAGGTAAATAATGGGACGCAAAGCAAAAGCCCAGACGATAGGTTACAAATACTCTCTTGGTATGGTGATGACAATCTGTCACGCCCCTATTGATTTTGTAACAGAACTCATTTTTGGCGAGAAGTCTGCTTGGCAGGGTCAATCTAAAGACCGTCGACTCTATATCAACGAGCATGAGCTTTTTGGTGGGGATAAAAAGGAAGGTGGTGTCGCTGGTTCGGTAAATATTCATTCGGGTAAACCCGACCAGCAAGTAGACCCATACATCGAGCATTTCCGAGGGGAGACCTCCGCACAACGAGGTCTACTCACTATGGTATTTGGCGACGAAGGCTATGTGCCAGATAGCGACTATCGGACTATTGATTGGGATAAAAGTACAATCAGCGAGAAGATGTATCAGGGAATCAGTAAATCAATTTCTGAACATCTTAAGCGAATTAGAGGTGATGGTAACTATGTCCCAGATGCCTTTGCGAGAATCAACAATTCCTTGCAAGCATTAAAGATTATCGCTGGTAAGGAAAATGGGGAGCTTACGGACGCGTTACTGCTTGACTATCTCAAAGAAATCTCAGCAGGCAATCGTACTGGTTACGCATTTGAGGACACTGGTAAAGACGGCAGAAACTGGAACAGACCAGAGCGTAGATTGGGTGCGATTCCTCAGTTGAGAGAAAAATACAAGACCAATCGCGGCGTTGCTATGGCGTATACCAAAGCTATTTTTATTGATAGCGTCGCAGGCTTGTATGAGCATGGCAGTTGGCGTGAGAACGGTGAACACACTGTTCGATTCCCAGCAGATGAGTTTTTTGGGCAAGAAGTTCGTGTAAAACTCAAAACCATGCCAGAGTATACTCGTCCGTTCTATTGGGGAAACAGCCCTTATTTCAAATCAACATGGGTTCGCGTACAAGCCATTAACAGTGGCTGGACTCACGGATTATGGTATCCAGAAAAGGCGGCTATTGACGGCGGTGTTGTTGAATATACCAAGGGCGGTAAAAAACTAACCTTCCCTGTTCTGGATATGAATCCTGCACATATCCTATACAAAACGTTAACCAACGGTGATTGGGGTATGGGCTATCACCCTTCGGATATTGACGAAGAGAGTTTCCGTAAGGCTGCTGACAAGCTGTACGACGAGAAGTTCGGGATGTCGATTATCTGGGATAGTGCTAAAACAATCGAAGACTTCAATGCTGAAATCTTGGATACTATCGACGGCGTTATCCGTGTCAACGTAATCACTGGTCGTTTCGAATTGTTGCTCATCCGAAACGACTACGCAGTAAGCGAGCTTCCTGTATTGGACGAAAGCTCCATCGTGGAAATCAGCCGCTTCGAACGCTCCTCTTGGGGCGATGGTGCAAATGAAATAGTACTCACATACAAAGACCGCAATGAATCCGACGTTGTTCTTGTGAAACAGAACTTAGCCGCGATTGAAATTCAGCGTGGCGTAATTTCATCATCGCAAACTTACAAGGGCGTACATACCAAGCATATTGCCGAGTTGATTGCTGAGCGTGAGTTGAAATTGACAAGTTCTTCAATCGCGAAAATGTCGATTAAGATTAACCGTCTGAATTACCTGCTCCAAAACGGTGATGTATTCGTCTTGCAGTGGAAGAATTTGGGTATCAAGTCGATGGTTTGCCGAGTGGGTTCTATTGTTCGTGGTGAGTTTGACGACGGCATCATTGAGGTTGAGGCTGTTGAGGATATATTCGGTATTACCAAGTCGTCCTACGAGGTCATTCCTGACGATACTTCCCCCGAAGAAGATTTGAACCGAGTCGTTCTTACCGCCGAACCAATCAAGACAATGCGTGTTATGGAAGCGTCGTATCATGACTTGCAAACCGTAACGCCTGCCGAAAATCTCAACAGCGTTATTCGACTGGTTGACGGCGGCTCAACATACCCACTGATACTGGCAGAGAAACCATCATTGGCGACAATGAACTATGACCTGTTTGCATCTAACGGCGGCAGTGCTTTAAAAAAGGTGGCGGATGACGTTTCTTTTAATCCCACTTTCAGACTGGCACAAGACGTTGCGCCTACTTTTGAAACCTTTAGGGTAGATGACTTTAACGGTCAACCTCCTGTTGTTACTGAAGACATGTATATCGTAGTCAATGATGAGTGTATGAGTATTGACGCTATCGAAGATGACGGTACGATTCGGGTTAAACGCGGTATTCTTGACACCCTACCAGCGTTCCACGTCTACGGTGATATTGGCTATATTGTGACGGTAAGCAATGTTTCCGACCCGAACAACTACGCAGTCGGTTCAACACTGTCATATAAAACGGTAGCGCAGTCGGTAAGCAATTCGACAAGCCTTGATGATTCTAAGGAAGTAACTGCTGACCTGATTGGCCGCGCCGCCCGACCTGCACCAGTGAACTCTGTCACAATCAACGAGAATTACTATCCTGAGCAGGTAAGCCGAAGTAAGCCGATTGCGATTTCATGGAATACACGAAATCGCAAACAGATGATTCCTCAAAACGTGTATTGGGGTAGTGGTTCAGTCACTCCAGAGGAAGGACAAACAACCAGCATTAAGCTGTTCAACCCTAATATCGAAGGCGATGAAGGCTTGATTCAGGAGGTTAAAAACACCGAAGAAACAAGCCACACATTTATCGCGCCTAAGGGTGAGGTTAAATTAGAACTTGGCGCATCCGTCCCCGATTTGGTATATCACTATGACTTGTCGAAAAAGCCGCTTGTGCCGCGCGTAGGCTCTAATACCCAGCCAGCCGTTGTTCACGGAACTGGTGAGGTTGATGGTGCGGTAAAAGGCACAAAAGTGCCAGAGTTGGGTGCAGACCACTGGATTGACTTGCCATACGATAATGTGATGAATAGCAATACGTTTACCGCGATTGCCCGTTTGAAATTTGGGTCAAACAATGTTCCAATCTTCACTATCGGGGAAGTTGAGAGTTCCGCTAAAACGTTGGGTTATCAACGGTTCGCCTTTGCAGTATATGAGGGCAAGCTGGTGTTCTGGGTCGGTGATGAATTGCCTGTTTATTTCAGCAAGGAATTTGACATAAGCAGCCACGTTGACGATAAGTTCCATGATGTAGCGGTGACTGTTGATATGGTTGAATATCGTGTTGAAATGTTTGTCGACGGCGAAAGTGTTGCAGTTGCGGAGAATCCTGTTAAATTCCCATACGACCCTGCTGGTGTTGAGAATTTGTTCAGTATCACCGACGCGATTCACAACACTATTGATGAAACAGATACTATCTACGGCGTTCAATCAGCACAACTGGTATCAGATTTCATCGAAGTTTTGCCCAACACAGCTTATGCGCTCAAGTCTGAGGTTAATGCCGAACATAGCGACGGCTATCTGTTCTACGCAATCTACGACGCAGATAAGACGCTTATTGATGAGGTTGTTGCCGTTGAAGACGGCTCGTCAAACTCCGAGGGCTTAATCGAACGTTCGGCTTCATTCACAACGCCAGAGAATGCAAAATACATCAAAGTTGGTTCGAGCTATTTGCAAAATGGCAGTGGTCGATTAATGTTTGCTAAGTCGGAAAGCGTGCCTGAGTATAACCTGAAAGCTGGTGATAAATGGTTGTATGAATTGCCTGCGACTGGAAAGGCTCACTTGGGGGTTCGTCATCACTTTGGCAATCCCGAATATACCGACAGTGACACGGTAATAAACGACTTCCTGCTGTACAGCAAAGTGCTTGAAGCAACTGAGATAAAAGCCATTTCAGAAGCATTCATCCAACGTCACTGGCCTGAAGCGGTTGGTATTGAGATTGAAACCGAACGGAACAACTTAACATCTTGGCAAAAGTTTAGATGGATTGTTGAAACCGCGCTTTTTGACTAGAACTAGAACGAAACATCTAACCTGTGCTATTATAGTTCGGGTTAGATGTTTTTTTCATTAAGGAACTAAATCAATGAAATCTATAAAACAATGGGTTGTTGTACACTTTACAACCGAACTCAAAATATTCACAATTTTCATCATGCTCTTAACATTGGGTGTCATGTTGTATGACCGACACATCAATGACACGGTGATGCCAAACTTTTACCAAGTGAGCAAGGATGACTGGTGGTTCTGGTTCATAGCGAACCTTTCAGGTGTTATTGTTAATATAACCCTGCTAATAAATACCAAGTGCATTAAATGCAGATTGCTTAGTGATTTAATGTTACAATTATCGGGGTTTCTGATATTACTAATGGGTTGGGCGTTTCTTGCAGCGTATCCGCCCTTGAACGGTTTCATGGTAGCGTATCCGATTTGGGGTATCCTGATTATTGTTGCAGGTCGTCACATGGGGAAGCATAACCGTGAACTGCATCAACAATTGGGATAATAAAATGTGGAACGACATACTCAACTTAAATACAATAGTAGGCATGGCGGCAGCAGCAATCGCCGTACTTTTAGGGGTTTCCATTAAAGAAGTCGGGTATCGAGTTTATATCTTGGTGCTTATCAGTGCGGTTCTTAGCACCGCCGCTGTGATTGAGACTTGGATGGGAAATAGCACAGCAATGAAATCGGCAACAGTCGGATGGGTTATCGGCTATATCGCAGATGACGTACTTCTGACAATTAATGCCTTGTTGCCTGATTTTGTAAAAGACCTAGTTGATACCATTACCAATGGCATTAAACGCAAGCTGGGTAAGTGGTTTGGTGTTGACGAGAACGACAAAGACGGATACAATTAAATATACCTAAAGACGGTATATTTTCCTTTGTTTGAGTGGGTTAAACCCCTCCGACTTTTAAATCGGAGGGGTTATTTTTATTTGTTGCCACTGGCGACAGCGGCTTCGATTTTCGGAGCAAACATGCTGGAGACAGTGCATTTGATACGCGGACAGTCCTTGCGGTCAACAATATTGCCAGTCTGAGGGTTGATGCCTTTACCGCCTTTACGCATGGTTGCTTTCATGCGGCAAATGTCGCCAATCAGTACGGTCTTACCAGTCAACAGGGCTTCATCCAAAGTCTTGACGAAGCTGTTATATTGGGCGGTAGCTTCGGCCTTGCTCACGTTGCCATTCTTCATCAGCATAGCGATGAAGTTTTCTTTATTTACGTTCTTCATTTAATTTATCCTTAAGTGTGTTGTAAACATTAACAAGTGCGTCTTTCGACGCGGAACACTCATTATACTTGGTAATGGTGTCAAATTGCCATAAATAATTAGCTTTTGCGCTCAAATCGGTGATTTCTTCCAGTGGGGCGCATGGGGCGGCCAGATTATTTGGCAGGGCTGGTAGGGTTAGGTGCGAGATAACGGCTTCGGATTTTGTCGTTGAGCAGGCCGATACCAGTAAGCTCATGGCAATTACCATTAACATAAACACCTGTTGTGAGTAATTTTGCAACTTCATTTCGCTGCATCCTTTCTTCGTTGATTGATTGCATGATGTATTCGTTGTGCTTGTCAAACTCGACGCTCAGTTGCGCTGAGAGCGTCTGAGAGAGCTTTTGCGTGTCGGATAATACCTTTGCCATAGCATCGGCCTTACCCTTCATATACGACGCTTCTACGAGCCTTTCTACGCGATATTTCTCAATCACACCGCCGATACACAGAACAAGAATGACCGCGAGGACGATTCCGATAGGTTTTGTGAGGTATTTCATCATTTCATTGCCTCCGCCAATTTAACGTGGTAACGGTTCTTCTCATAGCCTGCGCCGTTATACGCACGGGCGAACGAGCGGCACTTCTCTGGGTCGGTTGAGAGCATGTCGTAGGCAGGCAGAATCTTGGCAACATTCAGGATGTATGAGACCAGTAATTCGTATTGAGCCAGTTCGCTACGGCTGCACGCGTGCAGCATCTCGATTGGATGGTTGTAGCCGCATTGCGCATAGTATTCACCCATTACCTGAAACTTACCGATAGACACGCTCATTAACGCAGCCAGAGGCTCTTTACCGATGGCCAGAGACAGTTTCTCCCAACTGTCGTTAATACCGTTGCTGTTTGCATCCATGGTGTAATCACCAGCCAGAGGATTGGCAAACCATGACTTCACGCGGTTCACCGCGTTATGCACATGCTTCCAGAACTTATGGCGTTCGTAGAGAATCTTCGGCAGACCGCTGTTAAACCAGCCGCTACCAGCACTTTCAACTTTAGCAATAGCCTTAATGCGCTTGTCATTTACGTCACCGAGACGGCGAACCAATGACTTCATTTCGTCTTCAGTGATTGCTTTTGCGTTACGGCAGGTCATTGCTGCGATGAATTCCGCACGGGATGACGTACCCCAGACACCATCGACTTCCAGATTAGTGCCGCAGTTCACGTTCAGCCATGCCTGAATCCATGCTACATCCATATCATGAGCCATTGTGCGTTGGGCAACGCTCAACAGCGGTGTTTTGTAAGTATCCATATCAAGTATCCTTTTATAAAAAGAACCCTCAGTTTACCGCGAAACCGAGGGTTTATCAATTACAGGTCGAAATCAGCTAAGTCTTTGCTATCTACTGATGCGTCAACCTGACCAATCAGGTACGATGAGATTTCAACCTCTTGCGGAGCAACCTGCACGTTGTCAGATGACAGCCATGCGTTAATCCATGAGATTGGGTTCTGCGTTGATTTCGGGAACAGCATATCGAGACCGATGGCACGCATACGCTGGTTGGTGATGAATTCAACGTAATTGTTCAGGATGTCTTTGTTCAGACCCAGCATAGAGCCGTCTTTGAACAAATAGTCAGCCCATTCTTTTTCCTGTTCAACTGCGGTTTCGAAGATTTTCACAATTTCGTCTTTGTTTTCAATCCAGATTTCCGTCATTTCAGGGTCATCTTCGCCAGTTCGCCAGTAGTTGAGGATGGTCTGTGTTACCGACAGGTGCAACGCCTCGTCACGGGCAATGAGTTTGATAATCTTAGCATTGCCCTCCATCAACTCGCGCTCGGCGAAAGCAAACGAGCAGGCGAACGAAACGTAGAAACGGATGGCTTCCAACACGTTCACGCAGACCATGCACAACATTAAGCGGCGTTTGAGTTCTTTGCGGTCATACCCCATGCCCATGTGTATACGCATCGCGTATTGAATCAGGTCATCATAGTAATCGCCGATGGCCGTTGCGCGGCGCATAATTGCGTCGTTAACCATGATGTCGTCCAACACTGTTGACGGATTCGGATACACGTTGCGGATGATGTGCGTGTAGCTGCGAGAGTGAATGCCTTCGAAGAATACCCATGCGTTGATAAACTCTTCGATTTCAGGCAGCGAGGTCAGCGGCAGGAACGCTACCGACGGACTGCGACCTTGAATCGAATCGAGAAGGGTTTGGTACTTCAGGTTGCTTGTGAAGATATGTTTCTCGGCATCGCTGAGTTTACCGAAGTCGATGCGGTCGCGGCTCAAATCGATTTCATCGGGTCGCCAGAAGAAGCTGATTTGCTTTTCATACATCTTGTCGAAGAACTCATACTTCTGTTTGTCATAACGCTGTACGTTGATGTTGTTGCCCAAGAACATGGGTTCAGCGGTTGCGTCGTTTACAACCTTCGGGAAGATGGAGTATTGGTTATTGGAATTCACGAATAAGACCTTTCTTTTTATCGCGGTTACGTTGTTTACGTTTCATTGCCATGTTGTATGCGCGTTGGCAATCATGGCATCGGTACAGGTATTGAATACCGCTCGCATAGTTCTCATTTCGTCGGTATGGGAAATTATCTTTGTCGAGTGGGTATTCAACACCGCAATTCTTGCATACACGGAATTTATCCATTTTGGTATTCCTTTTTAATCACGGCCTCCCCATGCTCGTTGAAGATGATGTATGCGAGGCGTGCGAGCGGATTCTCACGTTGCAGCTTACCGCATTCACGACGTGCATTCTTTTCAATTTCAGGCAAACCTTTGTGATTTGCCACTGGTGTTGTGTGAGTCTCAACATACGCCTGCGCGTTGTTGTCGTATTCCATAAAACAAATTTTGCGTTTCATAATAGTCTTTCAGTTATTGATTAATATGTGAGTTTTCGAAGTTTACCATTTAATTCTTTCAAAGCCATTGCGTAAAGACGGGCTTTGTTATAGGTTTCAAACAGAAAACCGTCTTTTTGCTTACGCTCAAGGCTTGCTTTTGTGTTGCGAGTACACTTAATGGACACCGCTTTGATTTCACCAACTGTGAGTTCTGGTAAATAATAGGTCTCACCGATTGTAAGCTCTTCACCATAGGGAACTGGAAACCAAACACCCTCAATCGATAATTGCGTAGGTTTTTGTCGATAGAGCTTATCGGCAGCCCATTCAGGATTCTTTCGCAAAGTTACCCATTTATCAGCTTCTGGGTCGTAAACTTCCCAAAACTTCCACGGGGAATCGCTTACAGCAGCGTCTTTTGCGTACAGTTCCATTAATTTTGCGTGAATATGTTTAGCCATTTTAATTTTCCTTTTCTAATTCTTCGTAGAAACCACTGGTGATTTTCTTGTTTAACTCGCTCAGTGCTTCAACATAACGTTTGCAATCTTCGGCATTTTCAAAAATCATACCTTGGTTAAGCAAGGCTTGAAACTTATCAACTTTCATGCTACTGCGCTTAATTCTTGCAGCAGCGACACCTGAATCAGTCACGTTTATTGTGAAATATTCCCGATTTTCCGAATCGTTAAACGTGCTGGTTATTGGTACTGGAAAAGTTACACCATCGATTTCAACCACTTTTGGTTTACGACGATATTCAGAACCAAGATACCACGATGGATGCCGTACTAAATCAGACCACGCACCAATGTCTTTTTGTCGAACTTCCCATAAACGCCACGGGTGTTCTGTCGTCATCGCATCTTTTGCGTACAGTTCCATTAATTTTGCGTGAATATGTTTAGCCATTTTAATTTTCCTTTTGTTTATCAAGTAGTGTTAGAACGTAGGCGATTGCCGCATTAATGCGCTTACTCGCTTCCCAGTCGGAGCGTTTAGCTGCATCATGCAGTTCTGGAGTGAGAATTTCAGGGATAACCGCCGAAAGGTCGACCACAATATCTTCTCCATCATAATCACTGTCGTTAGCCAATAAAGCCCCGACGGTAATTGCTATAAAGTGTCCTTCTTTGCTAAAGTAGTACAGATAGCCAATGTGAGACAAATCAATATCATGCTTATTAAGCTGGTCGACTGCCAGACTCAGGCGTTCGACGCGAAGCGACATCTCTTTGATATAATCCTCAGTGTATTCAGCATCACAACGCAGTAAGTTATCAATAATAAATGCAGGACTTGCACCCAATTCAAACAGAATCATGCGGAGATTATCAACGCCTCGCACAATCTCATATAACTTTCTGTGTTGTTCTTCTTTTTTATCAATATCCATAATTTAATACTCCTTAAACACATCATAATCTTTCGCTTCTACTACCTTCGATGGTCGGTCGATATATCGCACCCGACCACCTCTGGTATGAGCATACCGTTCACCGAACACAAGCAGTTTAATCTTACCCGACTTGGTATAACCGAGATGATTACAATACATCAAGTAGCGAATCTTTGATTTACTATTCAACGAATGCTTGCATCGCAGAAGGTGCTTGCCGTCCCAATAGACTGGTTGTTCTTTACAGATTCTCATGGACTACCTACTCCCCGTCTTCGTCGTCTTCAAGCATTTGTTCAAACACATACGCGATAGATTCTGTTACTTGACGAATACCTTCAGTATTTTCATCATCAATGTACCCATCAAGAAGCGGTTTCAGTAGGTTCGGCACAATATCTTCAACAGTCAACACGAACATTTCCCCGTCATATATTGTGTCATCACTGAGCAATTCTTCAATCGTACCCCACGAAACGCCTTCTTCTTCGACGTAGAAATAGAGGTTTCCTTTATGGGATATTCTGCCACCAATATCTTCCAGATGGCTCAGTACGGCAGAAACGCGCTTATATCGGTCGAGTTGATTGAGTACATTCTCTTCAACGTCGTTTATCGATTTCGTATACAGGATATTGTGAATAAAGGCAGCAGACACGCCCATGTCAACCAAGTTGTCTGTTAAACAGTACAGTTCGCGGTTCGCTCTGAGCAACATCTCGCGCAATTCTTCGTCGGTATGTTTCATTTTCAAGTTCCTTCGTTTGTTGTTGGTGAGTGAATAATATCAATGCCTATAAGTATTGTCAAGCAATTAAAAAGCACTTAACCGTAAAATACAGCTAAGTGCTTCATTTATTACAACATTAAATTACTGACGAATTTTCTTTTCAGTAACAACCGCTGGCTCACGAACCACCACGGTTTCTTTGACAATCACCTGCTGCGGAGCAACCACGGCTTTCGGCTTCGCGCCGAAGAAGTATGCTGCACTCAAACCTACACCAATGTTCTTGCGAGTATCAGCAGACACGCCGCCTTTGAAACCCCACTTACCGTTTTCAGTGATATGGGACGCGCCAATAGCAATAGCAGCTTCATTCTTGAACGAACCTGCGCCAACAGTGATTGCGCTTTGACCTGCTTCGTAAGGCTGCATCATTGTGCCGATTGCGATTGCGCCAGCGATACCAGCGTTGCTATCGCGTCGGTTTTTATTGATGTCGTTACGAATTGTGTCGAAGTTGCCTTCAATCAGTTTGTTCAGTTCGGTGATTTGTTTTTGCAAGTCACGGTCACGCAGTTTCAAGTCGTAAATTTGTGACTCCTGCGTTTCCATCCAAGACGAATATTGTTGTACTGTCTGATACACGTTGGTGATGCGTTCAGTGTTGGTGCTTACTTGCGAGGCCACAGCATACAACTGCGAGCCGTTCACTGCATCGGTCGATGTTTTGGTCACATTACCAGCGGCCACGTTTTGCAACTGGCGTTCGAAGCCTTCCGAGCCGATAGACACGACGGATGTTGGACGATGACCTGCATAGTTGCCATACGTCACGCCGTCAACCGTTGTGTTAACAACGCCTTTGAAGTCGCTGGTTGTCGAGTTGAAGCCGATAGCCACGCCACTGTAATGCTCTGTCTTGGCGTTTGTACCGATGGCCGTGCTGAAACGGGCTTCTGTTGTAGCACCGCTGCCAATGGCCGTAGATTGGTCGCCACGAGCCACTGAGGACTGACCCAGAGCCGTGCTTTGGCCGCCAATGGCGTTTGCGTGTAAAGCAAGAGCCACCGAACTGTTGCCTGTTGCCGTGGCGTGAGCACCCACTGCGGTTGACGCAGAGCCTTCCGCCAGTGTACCTTTACCGAGGGCTGTCGTGGAGTAACCCTTCGCCCAAGCCTCACTACCGAACGCTTGAGAGGTTACACCAGTAGCCACGGCGTGTGCACCGTATGCACTGGAGAGGTTGCCGTAAGCATGGGAGTGCATACCGACAGCGGTTGAGCCTGCGCCTTCAGCAGTGACGTAGTTGCCGATGGCAACCGCGCTACGGCCTACTTCAGCCATGGTCAATTGGGATGACGCTACCAACGTAACGCACAGAGCAACTAGAGTTTTCTTCATAGTAGTACCTTTCTTTGGTAAGTTAAATATCGTCTTGCATGAGATGCTTAAAACGCATTTCCGCTTGACGCTGGGTTCGGCGAGCAATCACCGATTTGGGTAGCGGTTTCGGATAAGAAATACCGCCGTGCATGACAGCATTGCGTCTGTCAAAATTACTACGGAACACCTTAATGTTGTTCCGCGATAAACGTTTCATTGTTGCAACCATGGATTATTCCTGTTCAGCTAAGTATTGCGTAACGTCAGTAATATACCCGATTTGGCGGATACAGTCTTCATAGGCGTTATGTGTTGCCGCGTATACCTTCTGTTGCAAGCGTGGGAACATTTCCGCCATGGTGCGCATAGAACGACAGTCACGGACTTCCCAGAAGTTGATGAGTGTTTCATTTGGGTCAATCAGACGCTTATAGGCGTTGTTCAAAACATCAACATCAAAAGTACCCGTATTCCATACATAGAGACCGCCGTCACCACGGGCTGTTTCAAACAGTGCTTTCATTCGATGCAACGTTTCGACCAGCGATTCTTTCTCACTTGGTTTGAGCAGCTTGGCGAGATAACCACGGTTGGTTGTATACCACCAATCCAAGGTTGCTGTGCTGGTGTGCGAACCTTTTTGTGCATCCAAGCCATGACGTACATGGAAGCTGTGGTTGTCATAAGTAGTTCCCGTCACAGGATGAAAACAAACCAATGCCGTTTCGAGGATGTGCGCGTTTGATTCAGACGATAACGTTTCTAAATCGACCATGAAGTGATGTTTTGTAACGATAGCTTTCATTTTAATTTCCTTCTTTGAGTTTTGCTTTGCATGTTTCCAACATGCCGATTAAGGTGTCGAGTTCAGATTCACCCAATTCCGCAAATGCAATGAATGTATCTGTGCCAAATCCTGTAATCGGGTCGCAAATATCTTCACGCGTGTGTTCGATTTCGATATGAACTAAGCCGTGTTCTCTTGAAATATTAGCCACGCGCAAAGTGCTTTGGTGTGTTGCCGCTGCGCCATCACGATTTATGCCGTTCCAAAACATGACCTCGATTTCGTCTTTATATTTCATATCACATACCCACGTCGAATTCTTTGAATTTGTCTTTAAACTCACGCATTGGGCGCGTGTAGACAACACCTGTTGATTCAGAGCGGTATACCGCTTGTTCCAAGCCAGATACTTCGGAGCGTGCTACCAGTAAGAGTCGATACAGGCCGCCTTTATAGTGCTGGTAGAGTGGGAAATCATGCTTGATTTTGCCGTACAAGACAGTACCAGTGATTTTACTTTTTGCTGGAATACCGAGCGTACCTTTCAATGCTTTCATAATCATTTTCAAGTTCCTTTGTTTGTTGTAATTTTAAACTTCATCCATTTTCTTTTTCAGACGACCAATTTTTTTATAGGCTAAAAGATGGCGTAATTTAAAGAAGATGTCAAAATCAACATTCAATTCACGGTCAATTACATCTGCTACAACAACGCCGTAATTGTCAACGTAAACATCCGCCAGCGGAGCACCTTGAATCGGCATTGGGTTGCTTCGGATAACAAGTACTCGACCCGTATTGACGTTTTGCCACAATTCACCTTTCGCTGGGGTCATGCTTTGAGCGAGTGCCTCCATTTGCTCTTGTGGGTCGCTATACTGCATAGCTTTCTCGATGTCTGAGCGGCTTGGCTTTTTGTTAAATACACGGTACTTCATGATTGATTCCTTCGTTTGTTGTTGGTTGATGTGTGAATATTATATTCAAGAATAAGTATTGTCAAGCAATTAAAAAGCACTTAGCCATAAAATATAGCTAAGTGCTTAATTTGTCAGAGTATTAAATTACAAATAATTTATTGTAAGAACCCTGTTTCGCTGGATAACCGTATTCGCCGACACGCTGTTGTCAAGCCAGTTGGCACGAACTTGGTTGATTAACGACTGTGTATAGATGTCATTATCGGTATAGCTGATTTGCGCAGCCGTATTGCCGACGTAGAAGCGTGCGGTCGGTCGACCGAAATCAGCAGGCAAATGCAACTGATTATTGCGGAAGAACAATTTATCGGCGGCCTTCAATGACGTGGCTTTGGTCACGGTATTCTTCGAAGTAACCTTCACAACGTTGTTCTCGATGATAACAGAATGGTCGTTTGCAGCATTACTGTTCTCTTCAACGTAGAAAGGCACGCCGTCGCAATATTCGCATTCCATGATATTGTCGGAGAACAAGAAGTCACCCATGCCGTATTTGACGGCTGGTGCTTTGGCAAACGCAGACAGGAAGGAAGTCAAACGACCATTGCCAGTGATTCGGTTGTTCCGAATCTTCACGTTTGGCTTGGCTTCTTGGTCATTGTTTCGATACTCGATGCACCAGTAAGAACCGCGCTGAATCGTGTCGATTTTATTCATACCCGTAATCGTGTTACCTTCGATGATGATTTCAGGGTTGACCTGTGTAACCCATTGTTGCCACGGCTGCTGCTTGATTTCGATGCGGATGCCGCTTTCACGATAGTAGTCCATATTCAGGTCTAACTGTGCGCCTTCAGCCACGTTCTCGTCACGCTCAAGCACAAACGTGCCGTCAAAGTGAATGGTGTTGTTTACGAGGCGGATGTAGGCCACTGGATACTGGCGGTTCTCATACGCAAAACCATGGAGGCGGTTGTCGAGAATGTTGTTCTCTTCGGCGATGAAGTCCAAGGCATCGTGTGAGTCCAAACCCTTACGGTAGTTGCGTTCGAGTTTGTTACCCTTAATCATGCTGTTCAGGCCGAAGTTAAGAGAGCCTGACAGAGCGGTGATACCGTAACCAGTGCCGCCGTTGGCCTCATGGCCGTTGTGGTGACAGTAGTTATTGAATGCTTGGAAGTCTTTCTGCCAAGCGTAGGCGATACCAGCCACACGGTTGTGGTGTGAATGGCAATCGATAGCGCGGTTACCACTGGCCTCAATGGTTGATTCACGCAACTGTTCAAGCGTAATACGGCCTTTCTTGAACTCTTCACCCAGAGCGATAACTTCGCCGTTATGCGAGGTGAAGAAGATGCCGATGCGGTTAGAGCCTTTGGATTCCACGCGCTGCACCAAGCCGTTGGTAGTATCAACCATCATGATATTCATGACAGAACCACGATAGGTTTCACCCTTCCAATAGAATGTGCCTTTATACTCGATGGTGAAGTCTTCCATCGTAATATCGGGCAGACTGTCAGCGATGATACCGCACCAGCGTCGAGCATCGGTTTTGTTGCTGTTCGCGTCCCAGTTTTCAGGCTGCTCCCAGTTGAAGACAATGTTGGTTTTGCCCATACCAGCACCCTTGATACCACGGATACCAGCGTGACGCTCGTCCATGCGAATCTGTTCGTCGAGGGTGTATGTGCCTTCACCGAACTCGATGAAGGTCTTTGTTGCTGCGGCGCATTCGATAGCCGTCTTAATTGCCTGACTGTCACTCATGCCGAGTGCTTTGAGCAGGTCAACTTTCACATATCCGATTTCACAAGACATGCCTTACTCCCGTTATTGGTAAAAAAAACAACCCATAGTTTACACTATGGGTCGGGGAAGCACTAGGCTTGATTCTGCGAGGCGTATACCTGCAACACGCAAGACAGGTCTTCTTTAGACACGCCGTGTTTCTCGGCAGCTGCATTCAGGTCTACGAGGGCTTCTGTAATCAGCACTATCAGCGCGTCGTCGGTCAGGTCTTTAACCTTATCGGATACGTTGGCGCATTTGCGGATTTTGTCGATACCAATCAGATGATTCTTGAGCTTAACAGCGTCGGTCAACAACAGGCGCACTTGGTCAATATGGGTATTCGGCACAACCAAGACAGTCTGGCTGTCTTTCGGATTCGAGCCGATGCGCAGTGTTACGGCACTATCGTCGACAATGGCGTGATACTGGCCGTAGCTCAGTGTTTTCGCTTGAGTACAAGTCATTATTTAACTCCCGTGCTACCGAAACCGCCTTCACCGCGTTCGGTGTCTGACAGTTCGTCGACTTCTTCGAAGTCCACCTGCTCAACAGGGATAATCATCGCCTGAGCAATGCGTTCGCCGACGGCTGGCATACCGTGGATGCTAACGTTTAGTTTGCGCAGCTTGACACATACTTCGCCGCGATAATCAGCATCGATTACACCCGTGCCATTTACTAAGGTAATGCCGTTTTTGAAACCGTGACCACTGCGGCTGTAAATCATCATTACATGGCCTTCAGGGACTTCGAATTGCAAACCAGTGCCGTATGTAACGGTGCGTTCAATATCATCAGCAGTGTCGATAATGCGTGCGGCATACAGGTCGAAACATGCCGCGCCTTTGCTACCGTATACAGGCACTTTCGCGTCTGGGTGAATCTTCTTAATCTTAACGTTCATTGTCTTCTCCATATAAACCCGTTAGGGGTTGTTTTAAAAATCTGTCGACTAAAGCCATGCCGATTTTAGTCTTAACGTAGCGAGCGCACAACTCTTTAAAGTAGGTACGCTGCATACGGAATTGACCTGTTACTGGTGCAAAGATAACGCCTTCTTCGCCGAGGTTGTCGAGTTTCACGCGTTCGCCGAAACTGAGGCATCCAAGGTCAACAGTATCGCCTTCGATAAATGTGAGCAGCAGATATTCCTCGAATTCCATTTGACGTTTGCTGGTGTCGTTGATGACCCCGAACAGTTCGTCGGTAAATTGTCGGCGAGCGCAGCCGCAGTCTTTAGTGCTTTCCTTCATAGGTACTCCGTTCCCAATCACAAGTCAGAGAGTTTCGTTCAAAGTTCTGATTAACCGTCCTTGATTTCAAACCGAGGCAACGCACAACACGATTTGTATCGTACACCACTTTGTATTCTACCAACTCGTGCGGCGCATCAGGGAGGTCGCTGGCAGCAATAATTGTGACTTTATCATCAACTTTGGGAGAGACAGGCGAATCATGTGTCTGGACATTCGGATGGCAGGCCGTAGTCGCAAACGTGACGTACAGCAGACAGGCTAGTAATTTCAGGCTTTTAGTCATCATACACCTCTTTGTCTTCCAGAATAGCGCGGAATGGCTTCCAGTTTGTAAAGTTGCGGTTTTCATTGCGATATTTTTCGCCGTTGTTGAACATGGCCTGATGGTCGAACGGCGACATGTGGCCTGCTTCAATCAGGCGGTCGGCGAGTTTAAAGTCTTCGTCAACGGAAGGCGTTTGCTTGTTGTGATTCAGGTAGGAAACACGGGCGCAGCGTGCCGCTGAAATTTTCGCCCGTTGAGCATACGTCCATCGTAAGCAATCGTTTTCCTCTTCGCGCAGATAGGGGAGATGAAAAATTCGTTCAACGGGAATGGATTCGTCCATTGCCTTCTTAATCGCTTTTGCCAGTGCTTGAATTTCAGGTTGTGCGTCGTCGGCAATACGCAGTTTGAAGAAGTTATCCCACTCGGTTGCAGTGATGATGGTTTCCGCCCACATAAATGGTTCGAGGATGCGGTTAACGACTTGCTTATGTACGCCGATGTCAGCGAGTAGCTGTGCGGTGTTAGCAGCAGCATATGCCGCTTCCTTCCAGACAGCCTCGGCAGCGGCGGCACGACCCATATCCAACTTGTTCTCAGCCACCATACCTGCTTGGTTTTGACCCCAATGCACGGGAATAGCAGGTTCGTTGCGAACCATCTCAATCAGCTTGGCTGTTGGAACGGCGCGGCTTGATGCGGTGCTGCGGCTGAATACGCGATGGGTATTCAGTTGGGGCAGGATGAAGCGCGGATATTTCACCTGCACGGAAGTGATTCGATGACGACCATCCGCAATGCTGTCGGCAATTACTTGGCATTCAATCATTTTTAGTTTCCTTTTCTTTAGGGGCTACTTTTGTGTACAAGAGATGTGAGTGTACGATGAGGCACGCCAGCATAAAGAAGAGCGATACGAGATACACGATAATATCACTCACATCTTTAGCAGCGAACAGTTTGTTCAGCAGTTGCGCATCGACATAGAAGAGCAGCAAAAATACTGCGATGTTTTTGATGATACAGAGTACATTTACTTTCATTTATTTTACCTTTCGGATGATGAGTTTTGAGAATTTGTCGTCGATTTCAACGAAGCCGACGACATAATAAATATTGTACCAACTCTTAATAGCGTCGGCGATGACATCGTCGCTATCTTTAACGGGGTCAACGGATATATCGGAACAGGCCATAAAATCATAATTTTCGCTCAATTCGTTAACCTTATCATGGATGTCATCGGTTGGAAACACTGCGTTGTTGAGCAGTAACATGACTTCATATTCATTCATTTAATCTTTTCCTTTGTTTGTTGTTGGTTGATGAGTAAATAATATCAATACGCTTAAGTATTGTCAAGTAATTAAAAAGCACTCAGCCGTAAAATACAGCTAAGTGCCTCATTTATCAGAGTATTAAATTTTGCCGAAATCGACGTGTTTTTGCAGTTTCTGTTCTAAGTCTGAAATATCCTGCGTGTTGTAGACAATCAGATAACTAACCCACTTACCATCGGCTCGGATTCTTCCCATTTCACCATCGTCTTCGCCGTGCAAAAGCTCTCCAGCAAATTCCTCGCTCGGATGTGCATTTACAGACGGAACGTCGCGGTGAATACCAATCAGCAGGTCGCAGATTTTGGCCTCGTTCTCGAAGCGCACGTCAGGGATGATTACATCCTCGTATGAGTTCTGCGTAAGACGGACGAAGAATTTATCCATGCAGAATCGGAAGTATTCAGTGCCGAGCAACTGCATAAATTGGCGTGGCGATAATTGTTCGTAGAACTTACTAGTGTCAGGGTCAGTGAAAACGGGGAAAATTTGTTTGTAGAAAATATGTCGGTCTTTGGTAATGAACTGAACTTCTTCAGTTTCCAAGAACGGAATCAACCAGCCGTCGTGCAATTTGCTAAAGCCTTCGCGCCCAAACGGAAGAGGTGTTTCTTTCTTATCGCGCTCCAAGCAATCATCGCCGAATACGAACTTGGCGGCCTCGTGAAGAGGTCGTGCAAACGACGCGATTGGCATATTTTTGAGTTTGCTTAAAATTTGAGCAGCAGTATCTTTACCCACGCCTGCCTTACCAACTAATCCGATAATCATGATATTTTCCTTGTTCAAGTGTTTAGTATAAACCGCTCAGTCTTAACCGAGCGGTCAGTTTGAGATTTAGATTTTGCAAGCACCGCCAGCGCAACCATCATCCTCATCTTTGTCGGGGTCAAACCCACCCTCAACAACCACGCCTTCAACAGCATCCAGCGCGTCAAGGTTATCCATATCAAACGTATCGTCTTTTTGCTCGGTAGACATTACAAGTCCTCCAGTTCATCGGTTGAAACAATCTCTTCCTGAACAACGACAGCCACGGGTTCTTCACCTGAGAGAAGCGTATCGTCATTCACGAAGCTCTTGGCCGCATTATACGCTAACCACGCAATCAGTGGGGCTTGTTCGAATTGATGTTCTACGTCGAAGCCGATTGTGTACGCCATGGCCTTCGTATAGTCGTCATGTTCTGTCACAACATCATCTGTTTCGTCGTACATCCAGATAACCTGTTTCACACCCTGCCATACGTTGATTGCTGGCATTTCATAGTGAGTGAAATGGGTTGGCTTCGGCGGTTCAGCAGCCCCGCCACGATAATGCTCGCCAGCCGAACTCATATATGCAAAAGCGGTAACTAAGCCCAGTTGGTATTGATGCTCTGCTGGTTCAAAGTTCGGGTCATCCTCTTTGGTAACGACGAATACTTTCTGCGCTTTGCTATCCCAGAAGAACGCCACGTCTTCCAATTCGAAACCAAACCATTTTTCAATGCGACGCTTCCATGAATCGGAATTGCTCTTGGAAGCAGCACCATCACCAGCTAAACGCGCTTCTTCCTTGATGGAATTCTTGATGTCGTGCAAAGAATAAATGCGAACCCCTTTACCACCGTACACGCTGTCGGCATTGGTGTAGAACGCAACATTCATGCCAGTGATAAGTGCTGAGTTCAACGCGCTAGTGTGTTCCAGTGGGAATTCTGGAAGAAAAACGCTTTCACCTTTGCCCAAGCGTTTGTCTTGGAGTTGCTGGGCAATCTCCGCAATAGCCGATGTTGTGATTGGATACGCAACACCAGCTTCGTAAGGCAACTGTATTGACATAGCATTAACCTTTCGCTTCTTTGAGCAGCTTCAGAATATCAACGCAAATACGCGTATCGATATGCCATTTGCCGCGTTTATCGTCAACGGTTTTATCGGCAGTTGTAGCCTTTGATGTTTCTGGCTTAATTTGAGACACAACCGCTTTATCATTGATGACGCATGAGCAACTACCTACCAAGTCAAAGCGAGCCGCTTTAATCTGTGTGTTAGGGTTCTTCATGGCGGCAATACGGGCTTCTTGTAGCTCATAGTCACCGCTATATCGCACACGCATACCCGTTACACGGTCTTCGTATTCAACCATGTCAAACACATTGCCGTCGATAGCGTTGGTAAATTGTTCCCACAACCATGAGTCGAAATTTTCCGTGTTAAACGGACGAACCGAGAAATCGCGCAAGATGAGCAACAAGTGACCAACCACATGGTCTGCAATCTTTTGTGACGATGTGCCGATGAGCATATAACCTTCGTCAATCAGGAACAAAACAGGCTCGACGGTTGTCTTAATTGGCGCGGTCGGAAGTTTCTTCATGAGATATTCTTCCTTCCACTCCTGACGCAGTTTGCGTGGGGCGCGTTCGGCATCGGTATCTTTACAGTATTCCTTTTCCTTCTCGGCAACATAATCACGGACGGAAGATGCTGGAATAACACGCTCACGAATGACAACGTGAAGTTCTACCTTCTTATAGCTTTCGCCAAACACAACCACACCATCGTCAACTTCGTCCTGATACAGGCATGGATGCGGCGCAATGTAAGTTACGGTTGCGGCCAAGCCTTCAGGCTCAATCGGTTTTGGGTTTGCCTTCAGGCCGCCAAATTCAACATCACCTGTGATTTGATAGGGGATAAATGCTTTCATGACCTGCTCCTTAGAGGTTGATGGTTACAGAATCCACGCGCTTCCAAACGGCTTCATCGAAGAACGGCTGGAAACAGGTTTGGAATGTGCCGACGTACAGCGGATATTGTGCCAGTGGGAATTCAACAGTGGCTTCTTTGACAATCGTGCCGCATGTTGGATTGATTGCCAGTACGATACAGCCTGTGCTTTTGTTTTCAAACAACGCTGGGTACTTGTTCACGTCAGCCTCATCAATCATTTCGTCTACTGCGTTTGTCTCAAAGTTGCGGACTTCTTCCTCACCGCGTTCAGTCAAACCGTAGTGGCTTGAATTGCCGAAATCTTGGGTAATTTTAATCAAGCGGTCGTTGAGCAAACGTGCCATACGGTTGAATTCCTCTGGCAAAATTGTCACATCAACGATGATGCGTTTGTTTGGGTCGTCCAACAAAGGCTTCAGCAGTTCGTAGTCTTGTTTATTGATAGTCATGGATTTCTCCTAATTGATTAAGGGGTTTGAGGATAATACGTTGAATTCCTACTAACTCCAACGTGGTTTTGCAGTGATAGCATACTTCTTTTGCCCCATATACCACCATCTGACTGTTTTCAAAATCTGGCTCAGCAACGAGTGCTTTGTACTTCTGCAACGCTGCCAGTTCAGCATGGGCTGGTTGCTGGCACTGCTTGACGCACTTGTCATAGCCTTGATTAATGCTTTGCCCTTTGCGTGGGCACATGTGCTGTGACGGCTGCTTCTTAATGCCGTTTGTGCCGAGGAATATACCGTGGGGAGTATGCAGGACAGCGATAATTGTTTTGTCATAGCAAAGATATACCTCATCCTTGGCGTGAATATCCTGCATAATCAAAAAGGTTCGTTTTGCAAAAGCATCGCTCGCCGATTTAGTGTTGTCTGGGTATGCGGAATCACCCGATTTATTTTGCGGTTTGCCTGCCGTTTTAGCGTACCCATTAGGCGGCGTTTCGTCCGATTTATTTTGCGGTTTGCCTAGAGATTCCTTGCCGTAATCAGGCATGCTTTTCAAATATTCAGCCTCCCTGCAAATCTTTTCAGCAAACTCACGCGGTTCGTGAATAATATCGATAGGTAACTTCATCAAAATTTCATCTACGCCAGCACCGTTTTGAGCCATTTCAATGAATCTGTTGTACATCCCATTGCCAATCGCTCGAATATTTGCCGATTCCCGAAGCAGTTGCGCGGTCAGTCTGCTATTGACAAGAATTGCATGCACTATTTGTCTACCCGTAGTCATTGTGCACCTTTCCACTCAACGGCTGTAACCACACAGAACACAACAAAAGCGTTTCGGTTTGCGTCGAAGATGTCGTAGACGGCCACGGTGAAGTCGCGCTTGTAAATCTCGCTGCGTAATTGCTTGAAGTAGTTCGCAACCTGACTGCGCATAGAGCTTTTCAGTTTACGCAGCTTTTCTTCTGTTGCTTCATCGACGTGCAGATAACGCGTTACCGTGTAGGTCTGACCGACTTCGAGCCGCCACAATTCCCACTCAGTCGTGCCGAGTTTCGGAGTGCGGAATGTGCTTTTCTTCGTAGTGTATGAGCCGCGTTTAGTGCCTTTCTTTACACCGCGATTTTCTGTTTTCTGTTCCATCTGTAAATCCTTTTGTTTCTAGTAAGTGTTCACATTATTGAGCCTCGTTTAATTGCTGTCAAGATTTAAATTTCAATTATTGCAAATATCGTTGTTTTAATTCGAAATTAATTTGTTTTAAAGGCGATTTACCCGTATTGAATTGTGCCGCATTTATAATTTTATATCGGCGAAGCCCTGTCTAGGGGTGAAAATTTTATATCGGAGACGGCCTGTCTAGGGCTGAAAAATTTATATCGGGGAAGAGCCTGTCTAGGGGTGAATTCGCTGGTGTCTTGTCTAGTAAAATCAGTAGGTTAAACTATTGAACAATCAACGGCGAAAACGAATCCGCGACAAATTTAATGACAAATGACTGATAATCAAAAGCTATGACTTGATAGCAATAATTAATCGATTAATTATTGACAAATTCTCTTTGTTGTACTATTTACGCGCGTTCATTAATAGGCGATTTTTTTTAATGAAAATTAGCGTCTGATTAGAATTATTTTTTAATTAATTCTCTTTAAAATCAGCGAGTTAGGCTTAAATTTAAAATATTTTAAAATAATACTTGTCAAGATTTTAAAAAGAGTTATAATGCACATATCGAAACCAAACACGAAACGAAAGGATTTAAAAATGCGTGAATTTGTTTTAAATATCGGCCTGAAAACATCCCCACATATGACGAAAGGCGGCAAAATGGAAGATTTGGAAGTCCGTGATGTATTGGCCGTTTTACCTGTCTTCAATCTTGATTTTGATATGGCGAAAATTGCCCAATCGGAAACAGAAAAGACTTTGATTTTGAAAGGCGTATCAAATGAAAACTACATTGATTTTGAAAAGTCAATCAAGAATCTGTCGGACGCTTTGAAACAGGATTGCATTGCCGTATATTTCCCAAAATCCGACAGCGGCGCATTGATTGGAAGCCATTCAGACGATTGGGGAATCTTCGATAAAAAATATTTCATCCAATAAGGTGAAAATTATGAACAGCTTTAAACACTATGATGAATTGTTTATCAGCGTAAACGAAAATCGGGCAATCCCTGTTTATAAACGCCATGAAAACCTGTCGGAATATCTGGAAGGCGATTTGATGGAAGTATGCAAACCGACGGCTAAAGACTTGGAATATTACCCGTCCACGAATCCCCAAACCATTCAAAATCATTTGAATAATGCCGTTTACGTCAAAGCGACGGCAAAGGGCAAAGATTCAGTCATGGGTGAATTGTACAAAGTCTATGACTTGAAACCGACAATCTAAAGGAAAAGGAAAATTCAAAATGTATGCGAAAATTCAAACTACCAATCAGGAAGTTTTCAAAAAGGCGGCTGGTTGCATTGTTGACGTGAAGACTATCGGAAAATTCTACGATGTGTTACCCGTCTTTGAAATGCTGATTGATTGCACGCGGAAAGACGTTGATATTGACGCGCTGAAAACAATTCCTGATTGCTTGGTAAAACTGGACGACGAAACATTTCCAGAAGGATGGATGACGGCGGAATCGGCAGCCTTGCAAAATAATTCAGCTTCTGGCGGCGTGCAAACTTCGTCGATGGGCGATTTTTACCCGATTATCCCTTTACGCCGTGGCAATGTGGACTATTACACATACGGCGGCTATGAAATTGAAACTGAGAAATGCGACCTCTATCAATTATTTCAGATTCGAAACCTTTTGAGAAACGGCAATTTAAAAGCCGCTGAAAGCCGCTTTTTCTCGACCTTTTGGACGAAAACGGCATGATGCTTTCTGGCCAGAAAAGGCTAAAGGGCGTGATTCTGGCCAGAAAACCGATGTATGATGTATAATTAATTTTTAAATTAATTTCCTTTAAAATCATCAGTTTAGGCTTAAATTTAAAATATTTTTAAAATAAGGCTTGTCAAGTTTTTAAAAAGGCGTATAATACAACTTATCGAAACAAACCAAACACGAAAGCTAAACATCATGAACATCAACACCGCCTACTTGCAAGAAATGCTGAACAAAATCGTTACTGCTAACGACGGCGCAAAAATCGAAGCTATCGAAGCTATGATTGCTGAATTGACTGAAATCAAAGAAGTTACAAAAACTGAAGAAGAAATCATTGAAGCTCAAAACGAATTGGAAAACCTTGAAAAAGTTTCTATCGGTGATGTTCCTGATGAAGAGTTTGAAGAGTTTGTAAAAACACATAAAGCCGCTGTTTCAGCCGCAAAACAAAAAATCTATAAATTGCGCGTGTCATTGTTTGACAAAGGTATTCCTCCATTTATGCTTGATTCGAAGGTCTGGAGCATGAATGAAGTAGCTAAAAAATGTAACACCCAATACTTGTAAATCAATCCCCTAACAGACTGTAAACAGTCTATAAACAACGAAAAGGAAATCTAAAATGAAACAATCTAACATTTCAAAAATCGCCGCCCTTCGCAAATGCCTGAATCACTTTGTATATACCAAAGAAAGCGCGTTATTGCATGCAAAAGACTATTTAGGCAACGGCCTGAAGTTTGAATCTGAAGACGTTGTAAACACACGCGGCCATGCGGCTATCATGTTTACCGTCTATGACGAAAATGACGAATTCCGCCAATTCCAAGCAGAAATTTGCGCCGACAAAGAAGAGTTTACATTTTCTTCAATTGACCTTGAAGAGAATTTATACCGTTGCAATAGCCGATTAGCAGCCGCAATGAATAGAAAATCGCAAATTGGAAGTAAATCCGCATGGATTGTTAACTATTACCATGATAACGGCGGCTTTTATGAAGTATTGGTTAGCTATGCCACCGTTATCGCCGCTTGGAAGGTCGACACCAATATCATCTACTTGCAAAGAGGTGCACGCAGCTATTCCCATACGACCTGCCGTCATTTATCAGATTTTGAAAGATATGTTAGCAACATTTTGGGCGTAAGCAACAAAACCGCCGTTTTCAAGTGGGCACGTTTTGAAGGCTAAAAGTGTAATTCTGGCCAGAAATGGTTAAACAGTTTGATTCTGGCCAGAAATGGATAAAAGGATAAATAAAATGATGTTTATTAAAAATAATCAAGCATTGGAAATTAAAATTGAAGCCGATTATATAGGTTGTCATATGTTCCATGAATTCATCAAAGAAAGCAAATTATACCGCGTTAATGATTATCTTTGGACGCGCTTTGAAAAACCAGACGCAAAACGCTTTCAAGAATCCGACTTAGAACAACCCAATGCAATCAAAGCCTATATGGATGAATTGAAATTGGAAGCCGTCGATTCAATGGAATTGAACGAAAACGAGGCGGCAATCTTATTTCAGGAAATGGACGAAAATAAAGGCTATAGTCTTGAAATTGCCCGTAAAGGTTTGTTGTCATTGTCATTTATCGATTGGGTAAACAATCTATGCGGTGATGAAGGCGGCGCGGATTGGAAAGAGGCAATGGCGGAATTCAAACACATTGCACGCGGAAACGATAGCGACGCATACGCGGAAATTTATTTGCAAGGTATGGACGAAGAAGACAAAGAATACATCGTTTCGAACTTCAAAACATACGCATACCAAACGCCGTTATATTTTTCAATCGAATTGACAGACTGTTCAACGGGCAATGTAATTGACGATGATTCATTAGGCGGCATTTACGACGATTCCTATCAATTAGAGTATCTCTTCGAAACAATCACGGAATCCCTAGACAATATGCCAAAATTGGATAAAGAACTGCAAGATATAGCCGTCGATGAATTATCTAAAATGGATTATTCAGTAATCGCTTGGTAGAAAGGAAGATTTGAAAATGGACGCATGGCAAATTGTAAACAAATATGATAATGTAATCCGCAATTTTTACGAAGGTTTGATGATAGGTTGCAACGGGAAAGCATACTCAAGACTGTATCTTGATTTGCAATCAAACGAAATTTTCCAGAATGTGGAAGCGTCTTGCAATACATGGTTACACCGTGAAGACAATAGCCTTTCAGAAATTGCGCATGATAACGGTTTCGGCGCGGATTTGTCAGAAGACGAAGCCAACTATTTGAAAGAATGCGGCGTTTCGGATTTTGGCTTTGAAGATTGGCTAGACGGTTATTTAATCCCAAACATTCAACAAGCCTTAGCCGATTGGGAGGATAAACAATGCAAAAAATGATGTACATCGCCGCCCTTGGCTGTCTATTCGCCGCCATGCAATCGGGTAATTTTCTTGCAATGATTATGGCCGCCTTATTCACCTATGTATTGATAGAGGCCGCCTTCGCAATGGATAGCAAAGACGAAAAGGAAGATTGACAATGGAATATAAAAGATTAGAGGTCGTATCGGTCGACGGTTCGATTTACAGTCAAGACGCGGCGCATGAAATAAATTGTCTTGCATGTTCCAACGGTTTCAATTATGCCAAGGATGATGACGAATTAATCAGTTATCAGCGATTCTTTGAAAGTGAAATTGATTCATGCATTCAGTCTATCAAAGACGGCCTAAAACTGGAAATAACGACGGTTGACGAAAGCGACGTTATACAATGAGAAACAAACCGCCTGATACTAATCGGGCGGTTTTCTTTTGGCAGCTTGCTTTTCGCGGTTTTCTTTTTGGCCTATGCTTCGCTGATTGCTTTCAGGCCGCCGCCTGATTGTGTCTTAACAATCCTTACACGCGCAAATCACGCGCTTTCAATCCGCCGCCTTTGGGCGGTTTTCTTTTGGCCGTCGGAAATGTTAAGTTATAAAATTTAATAACCTTACATTTTATATAGTCTATTTCAATCAAGCCTTTAGAGGCTTTTCATGTTATCTGATACGTTCACAATTCACATTTATTTAAAAATAAATCAATCGCTTTGAGTTAAAAGCCGCCGCCATGACAGGCCGCCGCCGTGAAAAGGTATGGACGGAAATGTAAAGAAGAGGCTGTCTTTACATTGTGTCTTTCGAAAAGGTACTTCCTATGAGCGGAGAGCGG